TATATAAATATGTATCATTTTAAATAATATATTATACACACAAAATTATTAAAATATTTTTAAAATAACTATTGACTTTTATGTAATTATATGATATAATATACACAAATGACAGAAAGGAGACAAAAATGAACTGGTATATTAGCGATTTGCACATAGGTTGTGTAAACAAATACGACAATAGAACTTTAGAAGATGACAAAAGAATTATAACAAATTGGAACAATATAGTTCATAATAATGACCATGTATATGTATTAGGAGATATAGCAAGACTTGGTAGCAACAAAGATAATGAATATGCTTGTAGTATTATATCTCAACTTAAGGGAGTGCGACATTTGGTTGTCGGGAATCATGATGAAAAAGGACTTAAAGATAATAGGGTCAGTCAATTATTTACTGAAATTACACCATATAAAGAAATTACAGATAATTTTAATGGCATGAACCACAATATTGTATTAAGTCATTATCCAATATTATTTTGGAACAATCAGCATAAAGGTTGGATTCACTTATATGGTCATGTTCATAAGTCTGATGAATGGCAAAAATACAAGGAATGTTTAGCCGATGTGAATAGTTATTTTGCCGACAGAGAATTAAAAGGATATACAGATTGTCCACAAGCTAAAGCATATAATGTTGGTGCTATGTTAGATTATATGGATTATACACCAAGGACATTGAAGGAAATTATGGAGGCGAATTTATGACTAATTCTGATAAAGCAAAAGAATTGCAAAAGTGTATTAAAACAATTTTACGATATTGTGAGTCAAAAAAAGATTGTAATGAAAACTGTATATTCTATAAAAACAGATATAGATGTATAATCAATATTCCAGATAACTATAATTGTGACGCGTTTTTAATTCAAAAATTTTAAAGAAAGGAATAAATTAAATGAACTTAGAACTATTAAAACAAAAATATAACTGTATCTTTTGCAAATATAGGAAACTGAATAAGAACCATGATTATGCTTGTATGGACAGTTGGGGAAAAGATGATATTGGAGAATGTAACTCATTATATAATATTTGGTACGGTAAATTAAATAAACATTTTCCATTCAACATCATTCAATATTTTATTGATAAATATGAAGAAAAAATTACAAAAGAATATTATGATGATTACAATGAAGATTTTACAGAAAATAGCTCAATGAAATTCATTTGGGGTTTGAAATCTTATGATGACTTATCCAGTTACGATGCTAATTTAGAAACAATGAATGATATTGACTTAATTTATCTGAAAGACGAACAGAAATATATTTTAGGTGTTGAAACAGCATATATGTTCAATTCTAAAGAAGCAGAAAAAGAATATTTTAAGGCTTTACTTGATAAATTTACAGAATGGATGAAAGAACAAGGATATAATACTAATTCAACATTAAATCCATATGGTGATATGTATGAAATTTTTACAAGTGGCATCAATATCAATACTGAATTTGATACAATAGAAGATGCTTATAGAACTTTTAGATTATTAGTGAATGGATACTTGACTTTGTAAGAAAAATGTGGTATAATTGGTTATGATTGAAAGGAAGACAAATAAAGAATGAGTGAAGAACTTAAACCATGCCCGTTTTGCGGCGGAAAAAGTGTAATTAAAGCAGTTAATAAAAATTATGGTCTTACCATTTGATGCCAGTGCAACGAATGTGGTGCAAGAACCGAGGGATATTGTCCAAATACAAATAAAGAAGATGAGACTATGGAAAGTATTGAACAGTGCAAAAACAAGGCTGTCATACTTTGGAACAGGATGGCAGACAATGGGGAGATTGATTGATGCAGACAAACTATTAAAAACTTTACAAGACTTAGAACCACATTGTGAGAATAAAGATTATGAGTATGGAATGTTAAAAACGATGAAATATTATATGCCAAAAATTATTAATGATGAACCTACTGCTTATGATGTGGACAAAGTTGTGGAGCAATTGAAAGAAGTTAAAAAAATAATGTCATCACCAGTGACCGTAGATTGTTTTGGAGAAGAGTGCAGAGCATCTGACTGCACGGTATGTCTTATTAGCAAGGCAATCGAAATTGTAAAAGGCGATGGAAATTAAGGAGGAAATATGACAGTATATGTAACAGGTGACATACATGGAAATCCTGTAAGATTAAGTAAAGACAATTTTTATGAACAGATTGTTAGAATATTATAAATATAAAGGAGAAACAATATGTATAATAAATATTTATATCGTGCAAAAAGACTTGATAATGATGAATGGGTGGAAGGAGCTTTATTACCATTAGACGATGGGACATATAGAATTGCCACATCTTGTTTTGTTAGTAACGGTATTAATTTGTTAACAGTGTGTGCTTATGAAGTAGATGAATCTACTATTAGTGAATTGGAGGAATAAAATGGAAAGATTAACAGAAAGAAATCCGTCATGGATTGATGATGAAATGTGGGAAAGGGCATGTGAACCGGATTGTGAGGAAATAGATGCTGTTTATCGAAAACTCAAAGCCTATGAGGATGCTGAGGAGCAGGGATTACTACTGAAATTGCCGTGCAAGGTGGGAGATACGGTTTACTGCATATTTAGCAGATATACTAAATGCACTCCTAATAGCACAGAATTTGACGAATATAGTTGTCAAGGATGTGAATATGAGTGTGACAGTAAAAAATATAAATATATACAAGATATGCGGGCATACAGCCTTGATTGGATTGTAACAAATTTGAAGAATTTTTACAAAACAGTATTCCTCACAAAAGAGAAAGCAGAAGCAAAACTGAAAGAAATGGAAGGTGCGGAATGAAGAGGGAAGAAGCCATCAAATTATTAAACGATATACATAGTCAGTGCTGTGATACAGCAAATATCATTTGCACACTTGATGTTGATAAAAGATGTGATGCATTACAGCTAGCAATCACCGCCTTGCAGAATCAATCTGTGTGGATTTCGGTAAGTGAAAGACTGCCGAATGAAGATGAATTTATAAAATCATATCGAAGAAATAAGTATGCTTCGGAATTTATAGTGATGATTAAGGGGGCAAACAGACCGACCACATTATATTTTACACATGACGGATGGTGGACAGACGATATGAAAGACAGATACGATGTTACCGCTTGGATGCCATTGCCTGAACCGTATAAGGAAAGTGAAGATAAAGATGAAAGTAATTATTAATATTCTAAATGATTTTACAGGAAATTATATTATTGCTGATAAATTTAAAGATGGTTTTTCAAGAGTTATCACAGATATTGATTGTAAAGAATTATAATGAGGCTATTCAATTGTTGAAAGACAAAGGGTTATTATATGAAACTTAGACAATTATGTGGCGGTTTAGGAATTAAATACAATGAAAAGAATCCTAAACTGTCGCTTAATGCAATTAAAAAGAATTATTTAGTTAAACAAAATGGCAATAAAAAGGACTATTCTATAATTCGCCCATTGACAGATGAAGAAAAATTTTTCAATGCTAAATTAGTTCCATACAAAAATCAATTTCATGTGAAAGAAGAAGATAAGAACAAAGCGGTATTTATAAAATAGAATTGTCCAAAGAAAAGAAAATATATATTGGTCAGACCAAAAATTTTTATAATAGATTTTGTAGACATTGCAATCCAAGCACTTATTCATTGGCAAAAGATATTATTAAGCAAGGTGCAATATTTTCAGTAATTGAGTTGGAAGATAATGAACATGAAAGATTTGCAAAAGAGGCATATTGGTCAAAATATTATAAAGAAAATGGATATAAACTGTTAAATAAAGAGGAAGTTTTATTTAAAGTAAAAGGCAAAAATAAACTTAAAACTATCCTTCAAAAACATAATATTGATGATAATGTAATTAATGAAATTATTAAGGAGTATTATTCAAAAAATGATTGACATTAAAGATGAAGAAAAGTTACAAATGTTAGTGGATAGTCAATCAGAATTGAATTATCGAGAACTAACAAATTTCTTAGAACTGCCATACCTTAGAGGTTGCTCTAAAGATAAACAATTAAGCGAATTATCTAAAATTTGTAAAATAGAAAAAAATAAAACTAAATATAAAATAACTGAAATATATAATTCAGCACTGATAAAAAAAGATGGTAAATCCACCACATTGCCAGACATTGAGTATATATTATTATCACAATTAAGTAAAAGTGACATTGACGGAATTTTATTTGTATCGAACAAAGAATTGTTAAGACTTTGTTATATGATTAACAATAATTATTATGCAATTCTAAATGATAAACATAGAAATTCAGCATTTATAGGTGAAAAATATGGATTTGATGACAGTTTTATTGAATATGTTGATAAGGCATATGATATATTAAAGCCGTCATTAGTAAACGCACTAAAATCTATGAGCAACAGTAAAGAAATTGCAATTACAACTGGTTATAAAGCAGTAAAAGAAAATAACACTATTATTTGCGCATCGGTAACAGATGAATTAGGGGAAGAATTGTTCCGTATTCAAGGATATGCAATGGAAAAATTAGGAGTCAAAAAATATTCAGACTTTTGGGGAAGATATATAAATAAGCGTCAAGACTATTATGATTTATGCAATGCAATAGTTAAAGACAAAAGTGAAAATGATCCTAAATGGATTCAGAATGGGTGGAATTTTGACAAATTTTACCAATGTTATGCTATTACATTAAACATTAGCAAGATGAAATTTGATCTAAAATCATTGCAGTCGGCAAGAGAAGATTTGAATGGAATAACAAAGGATAAAATGCACAATACTAAACTATTAAGAGATTTAAGTTATAATGATATTGACAAATGGTTTATGGTATGCAATACAAGCCAAGGAGATAAACAATATAGTATTGTAGATGATATTAAAATAATATCGTCATTATAGAAAGGAGAATATTTATATGAAATTTAAAGGAGACATTATTATTACAGACCCTTGCTATATTTGCAAGGATGGTGATTGGAGTAAGTGTGGTTATGGTGACAATATGGAAAGATTAAGCATTAAGAATTATATTTGCAGAGATACGATTTATGGTGATTGGTCTTGCACGACTTTTAATTCAGATACGAAAGAACCTATTGGTGAGTTTTGTGCAGATGCAGGTTTAGTTGCAGTATTTTTGCTAGATGAAGTATTAAAATATAATCCAGACTTTGACTATCACATTAACAGACCGTGGACAACAACTCTTATTAAAGACTTTGATGGAGAAGTAAATTTTGAAGTAGTTCATACAGAAGGTGTGTATGACGAAGATACTTCTTGGTGTAAGAAGGGTGAAAAGTGGGAAGACGATTCTGTTCAAGTTGTAGGAAAAGGTAATATTAACTTTGTAGGCAAACAGACAGGATTTTAATTTTCTCCCATTGAAGAACTATTTCATAAGAATAATTGAGGTGAATTATGACACTTGATGAAGCATTTGAATATGAAAAAGAATCATTGCAACATTGTAAAAGAATGCTCGAATAAATATGTGAAGATAATTTAGAAAATAAAATATTGAAATTTTAAGTTAAACAGCATGAACATCTTAGCTTTGATTTATGCAACACGATAAAAGAAATTGATATTGTTTGCAATGAAATCGAAAGAATTATTAGTTTATTAAGTAAATAAATTTTGCACTATTTTTGAGCAAAAAACAAGACAACATTGATTTTGCACTATTTGTATATCTATTTATATAATAATAACTATATATACATTTAGTGCAAAATTACAAAATGGCTAAAAACATTGAATTTAAGGGATTGTTAAATACAGTCCCTTATTTTTGTGTGTGGGGAAATATATGGTGATTATAGGGAAAATAGGTGGGTTGATAGTGGAGATTTGAGATAGATTGTATGGGAATGGGTAAGGGAATGGTAGATTAGGGGAAATGGTGATTAAATGGGGATTGATTAAGAGATGTGGGAGTGTAAGTGCTACACTGCCCCTTGCCAAAACCGGCAACCCCTATTTTCTGATAATTTACCCCCATTCTATTGAATTATCAGACAATTCCAGACTAGTAGTCATCCCGATAGAGTGCTAATAGTTTTAAAATAATCCCGATAACACACACTTTTGCAGTTTATTTTGTGAGTAACTATCTTTTGTATTATCAAATAACGAGTGTTATATAAAAATGTGGATAACTCAAAAAAATGTGGATAACTATGTGGATAACTTTATTGTTAGGGTAATAAGTGCATGGTTTGTATGTACCAAACTATCTCATCAGTATCATTATAGACCTTCTGATTTACTCACACCTTCAATATTATTGTATTATCAATCTAATACAATCATACACATACACCACACCACCACCATGTCTATACTACTTCCCGTCATTATCATATTACAGTATTTTATACTATATATCTACACTTCTATATTATGTCTTATATTATCCATACTATCCCACATAGTATCTAATACTACTTACTAATATTATATCATATAGTATATATTACTACTTATATATATTACATAGTTTGCAATACTATATATAATGTACTAATACAATAATACACTCTATCTTCTATCTACTATCTATTCTATATAATAAGCTTATTTTGTCTGTTTTGTGCATTTTCACAACACCAATGTGGATAACTTTTCCTCATTCATCCAAACATCTGTTCTGTTTTTGTATATATTGTATAGTTTATATAATATTATATATACATATTATACAATAAAACCCTGTCTTTATGTGGATAACTTTTTGTCCTGTATTGCGTTTTCGGCATCTTTTTAGTGGATGATTGTACCCTTGTTTTTCTGAAAACGTCATACAGAACCATTTTGTACATATTGCATAGTTTTGATGGTTTGTTTTGTGCATATTGCTATTTTGATTTTTTGATGTTGACTTTTTATCTATATAGATATATACTTGTATTATCAGATAAGGAAAGAACCTTGTGGCGGAGGTTGCCGCCACCATCTGAAGCAGATTCAGACCCTTTGAACGGGTTGTAAATTCCGGAACGATAGTAACGAAAGCTATAGTCCAAACAGAGGGAAGCACAATTGCTTTTCAGTCGTATAGTTCCCGTGTTTGTGAGATTGTAAGGCCTTGTGGTATGGGATATGAGGCGCTTGTAAGGTTCGGGCGCGACTGGGATTATTCACAGACCACTACAAAGCATCTGTACAGCTTTTTGCGACAAAATGGGCTTGAGGTGTTAGCAAGCAAAAAAGACATTGAAGAAGCTATAGAAAGAGGTTATATAAGATGTAACGAGGCTATAGCTGTAATATATGATAAAAGTATGAGATAATAGGAGGAAAAAAGACCGTGAAAAAATATACATTTGTAGGGAAATTGACACGCTATGAACATAGAAACTGCAGTATATACGGAAACCCGCGTTATTATGGAGTTTTTGAAGATGTAGACGGAAACTTGATAGAGGCAACAACTGCTAGCAATGCCGCATGTGCTTATGGATTTTTAAACTATCCGGAATCTATGCGAAAAATTACATATCATATCACGAAAAAAGGCAATAATATTATTGACCGCATAGAAATTATAAAATAACGCTTTCCCGTTTATCAGTTGCGCATTATGTTTTTAACATAGTGCGCAAAAATAAGCGGAAAAACCGTTGAAATAAGGAGGTAGAAAAATGACAAAATTTACACAAAAACAGCTAAAAGAAATGGTAAAAAGCGGGATTGCTGAGGACATCAGCAGAGGCACAAACACAACTAGAAACGAGCTAGAAAGCGTTGAAGGCTGGCTGTCTCAAGTAGGTTATGCAAGCGGTGTATATGGTTGTAGTGGGATGCTTTTAAAAGGTCAAAACACCGGAAAACTATATGCTATTACAAGTCGCACACAAGCTATATATGTTTTTGGCTAAAAACTTAAAAAGGGGAACGCGCGTTCCCCTTTTTTATTGCCATATATAAATATATGAGCGTGTGTTCATGTGTTCATATATAGTAGTAATTGTACTTTGATAATTTTATAACAATATTGTGAAGTTTTTAACAATATATCAGATTGTTAAAGTTTTAACATAGGCGATTGTTAAGAATATAACATGATTGTTAAAATTTTAACATTAACCATAGAAACTGGATTGTTAAGCTTTTCACAAAAGCCTTGTATTTGCCATTTTAAGTGTGTTTATGCTATTAGTGTAGGGATATACCAATATATAAGCTATAGCCTATAAATGGAACACATAGACCGTATAAAAGGCATAATGGAAGTAAGTAACCTGTTATATAAGTTAGGTTTTTACCCTATAAAATGGACATAGGCTTGTAACACGTTTAAAGGCGATTCTAGACGGTTTTATGCAATAATGGTATAAAGTATAGTGCAAGATGTTTTCGTTGCTATATGCGGCTATTAGAGCGGTTAAAAGGGTAATAGACAGTCAGTCAATGTTAGAAGCTGGATACACTTTAACAATGTAAAGTGGTAGTGTGATACACTTTTATATAGTACAGTAGTACAGTAGTAGTGTGGTACAGCAGTGACACATTGAATGGCTAAAGCATTAAAATTTGGGTAATAAGAGACATAAAATTTCACTGGGGTAATATACAATTTCAAATTTCCCCCAGAGTACATTTATAGAACTAATCATATCTATAATAAAAGGGTAATAAAGAAATTAAAATTTTCCCCAAAAAGGTATTGACAACGATTTTTGTTTGTAGTAAAGTGATTATATCAAACGAAAGAGAGGTATTTTTTATGGGATTGTCTGTTATTGAAAGTATTATTATTAGAAAAGTTGAAAATGTTTTTCCTAAAGAATTGTCAAGATTAAGTAAAGATATGGCTTGCCCTATTATGTTTGTAAGACGATATGTGAGAACTTGCTGTGAAAACAATGATATGATGGGAATGTTAAATGAGTCAGTATGGGAAAACGTTTGTAATTTTTTATATGAAAAATATGTAAAATAGCACTTGACAACACAATTCAACTATGTTATAGTAAAGAAAACAGAGGTAGGTAAAAATGAAGAAAAATATTTTATATGAAGATGGCTATTGTTTTATTGAATATGTGCCAGAAAAACATAGTTGTTTTTATGCTGATGAAATGAGGGCATTTATTCCTATGAGTTATTCAGTAGGTAAATATATTGCAAGCCGTATGAAAAGTAATATGAGATTTGCTTATAAATGCTTAGAGTGTTTAGAAGGGAGAATCTAAAAATGAAAACGAAAATTAAAAATGAAAATCAGTTTCAGAATCCAGATTTAATTTTTGGAAATGAAAATCAAAAACGAAAATTGAAATTGAAAAATAGAATCTTAAAGTCAATTATGGCTTGTGTAGCGTTTATAGCTTTATTTACAGCTTCTATGCTTGACAGTGTAAGCTATATTCCATTTATTGTCTTATCGGTTTGTATAGCGATTTTAATTGTATTTATGATTGCAAATTGGAATATAATTATTAAATATGATATAAGGAGATAAAAATGGAAAATGATAAAATTATAAAAAAGATGTTGACATATAAATTATAATATGTTATAGTATATACATAAGGAGGAAATAAACATGGTAATTTTTAAAACACGTTACAGAGCGAACAAAGAAAAGAAAAATTCACAATGGTATTCGTCAAGTGATGTAACCGTAAAAGTCGATGGAGGATATACAATTATGACACCAGACGAGTATAAAATTTGGAAAAATCAAAAATAATTTATAGTTGGAGGTAAATTATGGTTTATGATATTAGTTATTTAGAAGAAATTTTTACACAGCACATTATTAACTTTTGTAAAATGGGTTATAATTTTTATAGTAAATGTTCTGGTGGTTCAATGAAAATATATCTTTCCAATGGAAAAAGAATTTTATGTATTAGAATTGAAAGTAGAAAATGTATTGATGGTTTTTTCTTTGTTTATAAACAAGAATTAGTTATAGAAGTATTTAATAATTTTGATACAAATATTTTATGGAATAATAAAGGGGAAATTTTGAACATATATACATTTTATGTTTTTGATTCAAAAGGAAAATATAAATATACAGATGATTTTGAATTTGCAAAAGAAATTGAAAAGAAAAAATGTGAAAGAATATTGAGAAACAGACCATTAAGCTCAGTTTTTCATTTTGATTGTTGTTCTAGTAAATTGTATAGATTTGTAAAATCTAAAAAAGGTTATAAAACAGTAAAATCAAAAGATATATATAAAGTGGTACACGAATACTGTAATGATGGAAGGAATAATCGGAATTGTTATATAATTTATATTGATAAGAAACCATCAATTGTTTTTAATTTTCCTATTGACAAGTAATAAATAATATATTATAGTAAATATATCAAATAAAGGAGGTCATTGAATATGACAAAATGGGAAACAGAAATGAAAAATAAAAAAGAAGCTTTGGAAATGTTTTTAGGTGAAGAAGTGGAGAACCTTTATAAAAACATTTTTAAATCTGAATCTGGTGAAGAGTATATGGTTCTGACAGATGAAGAAGCAGATAGTGAGGTTGAAAATAGTATTAAAGAGTCTTTGTGGGCTTTTAATGCAGATTTTATTTTGGAGCATACAGATTTTTATCGTAATAGCACCGAATCAGAAGATCAAATTTTTATAAATAGTATTAAAGTTATGCAGAATACCCTTTGCGAAAATGCAAATAGTCTTGTGTATGCTATGATTGAAGATATTGATACTTTTATTGAGGACGCAATCGAAGCAGATGGAAGAGGACATTTTATTTCTATGTATGACGGAGAAGAAAACGAACAGAATGGATTTTATATTTACAGAATGGAGTGAGAATAGAATGAAGTTTTTAGCATTAGTTTTTCAGTTGTTCACTACAATGTGTACTTTATCATTGCCGTTTATTGTATTATTTACAATGATGATTTTTGTATAGGAGGAAATTAAAAATGCTTATTAGTGTATTGGACGATTTTGGAACAGAAATTTTTCGTGGAGAAGCAGAAGAGTTTTTATTTGAAAAAGAAAATAATATAGAACTTGAAATTTTGCTTGACAAACTGGAATCAATGCCGTATAATAGTATTGTAAGGTTTGAAGATTTAAAGATTGAAAAACTATTAGATTTATTGTGGAATTAAAGGAGGAAACGAAAATGAGTATGAGATGCAGAATCAGTAAATTAGACAGAAATTTAAAATCTAAAATTGTAGCAATGTTATATGCTAACGGTTGTGCTAAAGAGGATGTAGATATGTTAGTACAGTACGGGACATTGGCAGACGTAAAAGAATATATTGATATGGAGGATTTATTATGATTGTATATAAAAAATGGATTAAAAAATGGGTAATTTATGAAGGATGGTTTTTATTAGGGTTTATTCCTTTATATATTAAAAGATATTGAAATTTATATATTGACATTGACTATAATATATGATATCATACTATTGTAGTCAATAATGAGTATATAAATTGAAAGAGAGGACTAAAAATTGAATATTGAAATACTATGGTCTTACAAAAATAATGTGCTGATTAAAGACCTACAAACCGGATATGTATGGTTATATAGTTATAATAAGCCTATTGCCTATTATGACGGTAAAATTCATATCTGTAGTGACAATTTAACACAAGCCAGTAAATTTCATATGGCAGAGTTTAAAAAATTTTTGAAAAAATGTTGACAAATGAATCTATATATGATATAGTAATATTATAAAGGAGAATATAAAACATGAAAAGAAAATTCAAAGTAAAGGGATATAGTTTCAATTTGAAAAAGGATATTGATAAAATGTATTATGAGGATGAGATTTTCTTTTTTAATGGAAAACAAGCAGAATTAAACGGTTCTTGTATATGTGTTGCAAATAGGGTACGAGAGAATCCGAGGTTTAAAAAAGGAGAGTTTACGGTAGAAGAAATTAAATAAAAAGTGTTGACAAGCAGTAAATAATGTGATAATATGATTATATCAAATAAAACAAGGTATTTAAGGAGGATAAAGAAATGGAAGAAAGAATTAAAGAGATTATTGAAGAAATGAGTACAGATGACAAGATTACATTATGGAATGAATATTGCGACTCAGAGTATAGATTTGATGACAGTATTTATTTTATGGAAGATTTTGATGAGATTATGAGTGGAAGAGAGCCATTGGATATTGTAAGGACTTGTTATTTTGGAGACTTCAATCCTACACATAAATATTTTTGGTTCAACGGTTATGCTAATCTTGAAAGTGCTTATGGTATTGACGGAGAAAAATCACCGTTCTATATTGATGATCTGGTTGACTATATCGTTGAGAATGAAGAAGATTTTGGGAATGATGACATTGCAGAAGTGTTAGAAGGAGAAGAAGAGGAAGAAGAATAAAATTAAAAGGAATGTCAAAAAACTATTGACATTTCTTTTTTAATATGCTATAATAACAATGGGAAAGTATATAGTATGGTTAGTTAATACTAACTATTGTGAAATTTGTATAATATTGAGTTAAAATTTTGTGCAATTTGCATATTGCAATTAAGTATAGGTATGATATAATGTTTATAGTAAATGAAAGAGAGGCACTTATAAATGAGAAATTTAGAAGCATATGGTAGACAATGTATTGAAAATCTTAATGCTATCGGCATTTATCCACATGAAATTGATAGCTTTATTGTAAACACAAGAGCCAAAAGAAGATGGGGACAGGCACAAAAAAGAAATAGCCGTTATAGTATCAATATCAATGTATTGTTATTAAATGAGAATTGCCCCGAAAATAGTTTATATGAAACATTATATCATGAATTATTGCATTGTGTAGATGGTTGCATGAATCACGGTGTTAAATGGCAACAGTTAGCTGAACTTGTAAGTGATTGCTATAATGTAGATATTACAAGATGTTCAAGTGAGGAAAAGAAGCTAGGAAAAGAGTTTTCGGAAGAACAGATAAAAAACACGTATAAAGTAAAATGTTGTGATTGCGGAACTATAACAAAAAGAATAGGTTATCGTTCACCAAAATGGTATATACATCCAGATTGGTATAAGTGTAGTAAATGTGGCGGAGAATTAGAAAAAGTAGTTGACAATAAATAAAAGATATGATAGTATAGTTATAGAAAGAGAGGTAATTATAAATGATTGGTGTATACAGTGGGGAATCCCTTAAAACAATGGAAAAGATTATGGATAATGTAAGAAGTTATTATCCGAATCAGACCTATAAAAATAATCAATATAATATTTATTGGTTCATTAATTCTAAAGGTTATTTACACGTTTTAAGACCTGTCACAGAAAAGCTGAACGGTAGAATAGTCAACTATACCATTAAAGATTTCATGCTTACAAAAGATAATATGTTACAAGATAAGGGTGTATTATATAGATTTAATACAGTGGAAGAAATCTGTAGCAAAATGGAGGAATTGATAAATGAATAAATGTTGTGAAGATTGTGAACACTGCTTTATTGATTATTCAGTCGGGTTATATGAATGTCAAAATATGGATAATATGACAGAGCAGGAGATTGAAGAACATTATACAAACAATGACGGAAATTGTCCGTATTGGAAATTATGTGTTGACAACGATTAGAATTTGTGATAGTATGATTATATAAAGAAGAAAGAGAGGTAAAATAATATGAAAGCATATAATTTATATTACAACCAGAAAGTAACATTGGTAACGGCACAATCGTTCTATATGGTATATTTAAGTCAAAAATCATGGTACACTAAAGGGACTGTATTATTTGTTGAAGATACAGATACGGGAGAATTAAGAAAATTTGTTGTTGAATAAGCCTTGACAAGTAAAGCTATATGTAGTATACTTTAAGTACGGTAAAGAAAGAGAGGTATTAAAAATGGATTATAAGAATAATGCGGAAAAAGAAAGGAATGATTTTGTGCATACGCCTCGGCAGATGGCGAAAAAACTCATTGAGTTTCAACGAGATTTTACGGACGGTTGGGACGATGAAGATGCAATTTCCTGTGAAACAAAATGTTTGGAAAACCTGTTTGGTGAGTTACAGAAAAGTGAAAAGTTTGAAATTCTTGCCCACCATCTAGATGATATGTTTTGTAACAGTGTTTTTGATATTTGACAATACAAAATAGTAATTTCAAATGGAGAGGATGGTTAATTTATATGAGAATAATTAAAGAAAGTGTTATCAAGAAACATTCATATGAAAATGGAGATCACAGCTCTTATATAGAACTGATAGAACAATACCATTATGATTCAGAAGAGGAACGTAATAAACATGCAGAGCAAATGATTAAAAATGGATTTAAAGATAGTGGTCGGGTTAAAGAAAATGTTGGTACGATTATGAATCCAGAATTTGTATGGTTCGGAAGTTACTATAAATATGAAAGAAACTAGATAAGCAAACATACTTATATTGATTAAAGGAGCGATAATATATGAAAACAGTAGACAAATTATATGAAAAGATTATGGAATATTGGAGTATATGTGCATATTGTAATGGTAAAAAAGATTTTGCAATCAATGACTTACTAGAAAAGTACGCTTTAAGTTGCGGAATTTATGAAGAAAAACTTGAATACATAATTGACATTACTGTTAGAAATATGACTAATTCGCAAAAGAGAAAATTATATAAGAAAATGTTGGAATCAGGAATTAGAGAATGGAGTGACAAATAATGATATTTATGAAGAAATAAAAATATTAACGGAAGAATTGAATAAATAAAAATGAAACGATGATTTTATAAAAAGCTGGTACAATTTCTGTATCAGCTTTTATTTTATATATAGGTTAGTCTTAACTAACTTTATTTATTTTTTTAATACTCCATACTCCCCCTATTCATTATAAACCTTTTTTCGATAAAAGTCAATAGTATTTTATACAAAATTTATATAATTTTTTTGTGCAATATTTTTATTGACAAATATGTGTTTGTGGTGTATATTAGTATTATCAAAGAAAGAGAGGAATAACAAAATGGTATATTCAATAAAAATCAGTGATACAAGAGCAAAGAAAGTTATTCAAAAATTGTTAGAACAGTACACAAATTTACATACTGATAAAGAGATTGAAAAATCTGCTTTATGTGATTTGTATATGATAGATAACAATGCAAGATATTATGTAAAAAATGGATATGCAAGAAAAATCAATGATAATGATTATGAAATTAGTGTGGAGGTATAATTATGAATTATGTATGTTTTGGAAATAAAGCGAATTTTGCAATACTTGATAAAGTTAATAAAAAATATGTATCTGTTAAAGACGGTATGTTGTACGATGATACAGACAAATCAGAAAAAATGTATAAAAAGTATTATGCAGATATTAAGAAGGGTAAAATTCCCGATACTAAAATGGGAGTGTTATTCTATGAATACTTGCAAGGAAATAAAGAATTGAAAGATTGTATGATATATGATAGCGACATAATTTTTCAGACTGAGGATAGAGTTGCATTAGATAAATTTATCATCCAGTCACAGATTGAACAATTAGACAGTAAAAGACGGTATTTAGATTCTTGCATTTCTAAAACTGAAAAAGCTGTAGGTTTATATACATATGGAGGTAAATAAGATGAGAAATGTATATGTAAATGGAAACGTTGAAACAATAGGAAATGACAGAGATATTATCGACATTATAAGAGAGAATTGTGGTTCAGATTTTGCAAATTTTATGAAATACAGATTGAGTCACATGGAAATATCAAAAGAACAGGAAGAAGAGATATTAAGGAACAGTGATTATTATAGCTATGAAGCAAGCCTTGATGACTGGAATTTTTGTGGAAATGATATTATAGAAGAATGCGGAAAACAAATGGAATACATTGAAAATAGTAAAAGAATCAATAAAGATGTGTTATATAACAGCTTTATAACTATTGTAAATCGTGTTAGAGGTATTTTATAAGGGAATGAAAATTCCCTTATTTTTTTTGTAAAAATGTATTGACAAAGAAATAAAATTATGCTAACATATACTTAGGATATGGAGTGGACACTTTAGGACGCAAACAGGGAAGGTACAATTTGTGCTTTAACACATTAAAGTGGTAATAAATTTAAAAAGTTTTAGAAAAAGTATTGACAAGTGTTTGCATATAGTGTATAGTAAGATTATCAAATAAAGAAAAGAGGTAATACACATGAAAAAGTATATTGTATCACAAGACAAAAAGACTGGTTTATATTATGCGCATCAAAAAGGTTTTAACTATATTCCCGTGTCTGGTAGCTTTTCAAAGAAACGTACAGAAGCCATGGAATATGCAAAAATGTATAATAATCTGCCGAACAAAGTCGAAGAAATTGAACAGAGCAGAAAAGAGGAATTTGAAAAAGAAATGGAATTAACAAGCGCAGAAGAAAAGTGGATAGAGTCATTTATAAGGAGATAGAAACCAATGAAAAGAAAAACTTATAATAATGTATTAAAAGGAATTAAAATCATTCAGAAAAAAGGATATGATTTTCAAGAGTCCAGTGAAATTGTGTTAAAAGTATTTGAAGAACACGAGAACGGAGAAATGCCTATTGAATGGTGGCTTGATAAAATTGTCAATAAAGAAGAATGGTTAAAAGGTTGATAAAAAATATCAACCTTTTTTTATTTTTTGCATTGACAAATGTATTGAAACAGTTTATAATTGAATTATCAAATGAAGGGAAAAGGTAATTATTATGAGAAAACCTAAACAGAGAGATTTTTACAGAGAAATTGATATTGCTTTAAAATCATATGAGGAATACAAGTCATGGCATGATAAAAGCATTGACTGGATATGTGATAGAATAGACTGGTGCTGGAAATTTCGACATATTACAAAAGAGCAGATGGAGGAACTTGCAGATCGTTGTTGCAATGTATTAGAAAGAGACTGATATTTTTATCAGTCTTTTTTTATTTTTATGCTTGACAAATTATCCGGTCTATGTTATACTAAAATTGTGAGAAAGGGAAGGCAACACAAAAAAGAAGCTATCAAATAGGGGAGTGAGAACATAAGTTAGTTGTAACTAACCTAGTATTGAAAACTACATGATGCAGTACCGTGTATTTACCGTTTTAAGGCTTGTTTTGTTGTCCAGTGGTAAATTGTGCATTGAATAACTTTAAATTGATTTTAAGGGCATTGTAGCATGTTACAGTGATATATTAGAATACTGGAATGGGTCTATAAACGTGCATAAGCTGTTTTAAGCGTGCAAAAGTGTGTTGTGGTATATTTTATCAATGAATGATTAAAAGTGGCTTAAAATGGCAAATAAAAGTGCTGGTAAAGGGGATATGGCATGGTAAGATGCTATATATTAAATAAAAAAAAGAGAGAATAGTTCTCTTTTTTTGTTGACAAGTAAAAGAAAGTATGGTATAATAAGGTATAATAAGAAATCGGCTTTAAAGCGTTGATGAATCAATGGCACTGGCGGTTAAACATCTAAGATGCAAAATTTTAGTTGTCAGACAATTTTAACCAATAGTGCTATTTTTGTATGCAATTTGAATTGTTTGTAAAATTACCACAATTTGATTAAATTGTCAGAATATTTCAAAAATCCCCACGAATTGTCAGATAATGGGAAATTTGGGGGGTAATATGGAATATGAAAATTCGCCCAAGGGTAATATAGGAATTAAAAAATGTGGGGGAAATATATTGACATTATTGTTCCAATGTGTTATAATACAAGCAAAAGAAAGGAGAATACAATGGAAACAGGATATATGTATTGGAAAACGATTTGTGATTATTTTTATAAGGATGAATTTAATTTATCTAATGGAATCATTAAGGATGCTAAAACAATCAATCATGTCCAATATTTATGGAAATGTGCAAGTAAGGAATATTTAAAGAATCAAGATATTGATGATATGGTTGAAATGTGGACTAATCTTAATTTTTTACAACAAAAAACATATCAAGAATGTTATGATAAGTTTCGCTCTTATTTAATGTATGCAACAGACAGAATGGGAATCAATCGTTGGCTTTATTTACAGTTACTTATCAATAAAGCATCTGATTTAGTATATGATAGATATTGTAAGGAATATGATTGGAGAAATTGGACAGATGAAATTCAAGGTGGGTTTGCTGATAAGGGATTTGTTTATGGATATGATTTAATTTATCAGGAGGAATGGGAGGAACAAATCTTACCTTTAATTAAACAAGCACAAAAAATGAGGATTAAAAATCAAAAATGAAATTCAAAATCGAACCTAAGTTTGTAAATGATTATTTATATTCTCAATCTAAAAAGAAAAAGGAAATTCAAAATAGAAAACGAAAAATGAGAATTGAAACTGAAATTGAGAATGGATTTAGTAAAATGTTTAGTGATAAAATTGAAGAATATAAGGAGGAATAATGATTAAAATTTATAAATGTAATAAAGAATTTTATATTGATAAATATGATGCTGATGGATTTTCATTAAACAAACAAATGAAAATTGTAAAAAATAGCAAATGGGAATATGATGATAAAGAAACATTTAGAGTTATTGGTGGAGCAATTCGTTTATATAGAATAAATGTTAAATATGGTCAGTGGTTAGAAATTGATAACGATATGCTAAATGAATATTTTGAAGAAATTTAGAAAGGAGAATTAAAGATGGAACAAGTTAAAACAAAACCTAGATATTATGAAAAAAGAGAGCATAGTTTTTATTGTGATGGATGTGGTAAATATTTAGGTCAATCATTAGAATATGATGATGGGTGGTATGAAGAACTAGGAAAATTTGAATCACAATGTTTTATTGATAGTGGGTATTATATCTTGCATAAACATTTGTGTAAAAAATGTAAAGATAAATTATTACTTGAAATTGAAGAAAATTTAAGAAGATTAGGTTTTAAATTGGAAAGTGAAATGGAGGATTGACTATGAAAAAAATTAAATTTGTTAAAGACCACACATGCGAAGCCATGAAGAATGTCGGCAATGTTAGTATAGAAGAATATAGTATAGATGATACTTATACTAATTGGTATCATCACTTACATTTGGATAATGAAAATGATAAGCTCATTTCTATTTTATATTGTCCATATTGCGCTAAAGATTTGTATAAGGAGGATTAAACATGAGTGTTAATATCGAAACACAAGATTATATTAAGAAAAAAGAAATGGAAAGGCAAAGACAAAATCAGAATAATAACAATGATCTTGTAACTTATGCTATAGCCGCAATTATTGTATTTTTTATTTATGTAATATTGTTTAATTAAGGAGGAGAGAATAATATGAAAGCAGTAGATATTGTATGGATTGGAAATAAAAACTTACCGACAGAAGTAGAAGCACCAGATAATTATGATATTTTTGAAATTGGTGAATGGTTAATGGAAAAATATCATTGTGACATTGATTCTTATTGTGTATGGGGTGAAAAAGAATTTAGCACAATTTGGGTTGAACCAGACTGACATATTATATTATAAAATATAAAATGGTGTTTTTAATATTTAACAATACAAAATAAAATAGCAATTTCAAATGGAGAGACTAATGGAAATTAGAGTGATTGACTATGATGCGGTAGTTGGATTTGTTGATTATGGAACTATTGATAGTGAAAAGAATGGCGGATGGTCAACCAAAATGCGATGTAAGAAATGTGGCGCCGCATGGTTGGCTGAAAATCATGTAAATGGAATTGAAACGTGTCCAAAATGTAATGCAACTGGGGAAAAATATGTTATTAAGGTTGTGTAAGGAATAGAAAGGAGAGATGAAAATGAAAGCAACTGGTCTTGTAAGAAGAATAGATGATTTAGGAAGGATTCAAATTCCAAAAGTAATAAGAAATCAAATGTTTGGTCTTGAAGAATGGAACTCTTGGGGCGTTCCATTTGAATTTTTTATTGATGGAGACAGTATTGTAATTAAGAGGTGTAAGGAGAATGAAGATGAATAAGAAAACTATCATAGCCATAGTAGGTCGTTCTAGTTCGGGTAAAACGTATATTGCAAAACGATTGTCTACTATTTTAGGATATAAAGAAGTAGTATCACACACAACACGTCCTATTCGGTCAAATGAGACTAATGGGGTTGAGCATTGGTTTGATTCAAAAGAAGAATTTCAAAATATACTTGACAATCAGACTGTAATAGCTTATACTAAAATAGGTGAGTATGAATATTGTGCTACGTTAGAGGATATTGAAGATAATTGTATATATGTGATTGACCCGTTAGGAATTAAATATTTACAAAAGCATTTCAAAGACCAAATAAATCTTAAAATTATCTATATTTATTGTGATGAGTATATTCGTAGAGCAAGGGCTTCAACACGTTCTGATTTTAAGACGGCATGGGAAGATAGAAACAAAGTAGAGGATGAACAATTTATAGAATTTGAAGCTAACAGACCTTGGGATTTACTAATTGATAATAGTTATGCAAATTTGAATATGGATTCGATTAAGAAACAAGTTAAAAGAATATTGAAAAAGGAGAAATAAAAATGGTATTTGAAACAAGTCAAAAATTAGACAAATGGGTAGAAAATCATAGAAAGAAATGTTTTACTCATGCAACAGCAGGAGAACAATTTGTATGGGAGTTTTTACCAAGTGGTATTGTTGATTGTCAAACTGTAAAATGTATGTGCTGTGGTGCAAAATTTACTGATTATGTGGATTAAAAAATACAATGAATTGGAGATGATAATAAAATGGTAAAATTAAAAGTTGGTAGGAATATAATTGAACTTGATGAAAATGATCTAATTTTAGATAACGGAGCTTGTTATCAAATTGTTACTAAAAAAGTTGGAGGATTTGATTGGCATTATCCGGTAATGAGTAAAAAATTGTTTCATGATTTAAAAAAACTTGAATTAATTTTCACAAGTGAAGGATTAAAACAAGACGCTATAAAGAAATATGGTATATCGGTAATAACTTATTGGAAATTTAACATTGAAGGAATGAAAAAACTTGGATATTAAATCCAAAGAAAAATTGTTCCTCTTTGATATCTTTTGCAAGACGAAGAAATTATAAAAGACAATTTAAGTGAAATTGAATATTGGTATGGGGAGATTATAGAAAAGTATTATAATGAATAATAGTAATATTAACTTATATCAAGGAAATTGCCTTGAAATTATGAAAGAAATTAAAGATAAATCAATAGATATGATTTTATGTGATTTACCTTATGGCACAACAAAATGTAAATGGGATGTGGTTATTCCATTTGATAAATTATGGGAACAATATAATAGAATTATTAAAGATAATAGTGCTATTTTATTGTTTGGACAAGAACCATTTAGTAGTTTATTACGATTAAGTAATCTTGATAATTATAAATATGATATTTATTGGGAAAAAGAAAGATTAACAAATATCAATCAAGTAAAACATAGAGTGGGAAAAACAGTGGAAACCATATCTGTATTTTATAAAAAACAATGCACATATAATCCTCAAATGACTAAATACGATGGAAAACCGAGGACAAATAAAGTTAAAGATGGTACACTTGGAAAATTAACAGATGAACAAGAAAAGAAAGTGATTGAATACAAAGATACTGGATGGCGTTATCCTACACAAGTTTGGAAATTTCAAAGAGATTGTTTAACTTCTAATTTACACCCAACTCAGAAACCATTGTTACTTTGTGAAGAACTTATAAAGACATTTTCTAATGAAGGTGACGTTATTTTAGATAATTGTATGGGTTCTGGTACAACAGGAGTTGCCTGTAAGAACCTTAATCGTAAATTTATTGGTATTGAGCTAAAGGAGAATTATTTCAAAACAGCAAAAGAAAGAATTGACAAAGCGTAAGAATTATGATATAATACATACAAATGAAAGGAGAAATAAATCATATGAAGAAGAAAATTTTAGCAGTCGTATTAGGATTAACATTATGTTTTGGAATGACTGGATGTACCAATGTTGTCAATATTGATGAAAAAATTAAGAGTCCAAATTCAAAATTATGTGATTTTGAGGTTATTGAAACAAATTTTTATGGAGCAATTTTAGTAGATAAAAATACTAATGTTTTATATTACTGGATTCAGGGTGATAGTATGACACCTATCTACAATTCAGATGGAACAGTTAAATTATATGATGGAGAATAGGACACAGTAAACCGAAGTTTCTTTGGAAGTTAGGAGGTAGAAAATGGCAAATTTAGATTTAGAAGATTTTAGCGAAGAATACAGAAAAACAGCACCAATGGAGTGTTCTGTGTATTTAGTTTCTTGTTTAGATAAATATACACAAATGCAGTTAGAGAAAGATTGGAATGAAGTTGGTGGTGTTAAAGTAATTCCATATTGGAAATGGTGTATGGAACATATTGATGTAACATATCATAAATAAGAGAATAATATATTGAAAATAGAAAGAGAGGTATTAAGATGGAACAGAAGAAATTTATGGATATATCACGTATCAAAGAAGATACAGAATTAACAGTAGCGAATACAGGTGGTTTTCATGTGGGAGACCATATTGTAATTCAGGAAAAGGTAGACGGAAGCAATTCAGCTATTGCATATGATAAGGAAACAAATAAATTAATTGCATTTTCAAGAAGACAGACTCTTGATTATAATAATACGTTAAATGGATTTTGGAATTGGGTACAGACATTAGTAGTTGAACCATTTTCAAAATATCCAAATTATGTATTCTTTGGAGAGTGGTTGACTCCTCATACTATTAAGTATATTCAGGACGCATATAAGAAATTTTATTTTTATGATGTATATGATAAAGAAAATGAATGTTATCTATCACAGTCAGAGGTTAAAAGGCTTGCTGATGAGTTGAATTTAAGATATGTACAGACATTTTATGATGGGGAGTTTATCTCTTGGAAACATTGTATATCATTTATGCACAAGTCAGATATTGCAGTTGATATTCCCGAAGGAATTGTTGTTAAGAATCAGACAGAACTTAACAATTCAAACTCAAGAACTCCGTTTGTATTAAAGATTGTAAACTCACAGTTTAGTGAAATTAAAAAAGACAATCACAGACAGAAAGTAGAAGACCCTCAGAAATTAGCGGCTAAAGCAAAAGCCTCTGATATTGTAGAGCAGATTGTCACAAAGAATCGTGTTCAAAAAGAATTATATAAAATGATTGATGAAGGTATCTTGTCTGAAAAGATTGAACCACAGGATATGAAGATTGTTGCACAGAATTTGCCTAAAAGAATTTTTGAGGATTGCGTGAAAGAAGAGAGTGAATTAGTTGCTGAAGCTGGTGATTTTTTTGACAAGATGTGTGGTTCTGCTACTATGAATTGGGCTAAGAAGATTATTTTTGGAGAATAAATATATGAGTAGTAAATACAGATGTTGCGATATAGAAAGAGAAACTTTTTAAATTTAAGGGTTGACAAATGTCAATCCTTATGTTATAATAAAAGAAAAAACAAAAGGAGATAAAAATGAGCTATTTAGATGAACATTATAATGAAATTTTCAAAAAGTATTCTAAAGAAGAATTGATTAAAGATATTAACCAATATCGTAGTGGAGGAGGAAGGCTAACAAAAACTTTAAATCAATTCTTTACAGAAAAATTAAATTGTCTTGACACAAGTTGTGGTTTTGGTAGTAGAATGTCAAGCGTTTTGTTAAGTGGTCATAATTATTTTGGAATTGACCCAAATATTGAATTACAAGATAAACTTATGGAATGTGCTAAATTTTATTATGACAATGGATTTATTGGCAATAATCAAATTTGTTCGTTATATACACAAGGTTCTGAATTATTTATTGATGAACTAGAAGGAATAATTGATGTATCATTTACAAGCCCACCTTATTTTAATCTTGAAAAGTATTCGGATGATGAAAGTGAATCTACGAAGCATTATGATAATTATGAATTATGGCTTGAAAAATTTGCAAAACCAACAATTAAGAATACATATAAATATTTGAAAGTTGGTGGTTATGCAATGATTAATATTAAAAATATTAGTAAAAAAGAACCATGTTATGATGATTTTATCAATATTTTTAATTTGATACAAGGATTTGAATACATTGAAACATTTGATATGGAGTTTTCTAAAAAACAATATGGCATGAATTATAATAATGAAAAAGGTGTCATTTCAAATAAAGAACCAGTTATGTGTTTTAAGAAGGTGAAATAATGAACGTAGATAAATTAAAAACCGTTGCAGACACTTATTGTGATTTATATAGACTTGGTAAAATTTCAAGGGAAGAAGCAAAAGAGCATATTATGCCTTATCTTGATTATGTAAACGAAAAATCTAAAGAACTTGCAAATAAGTATAATCAAAAGCATAAAGAAATTACATTTTCTTATTATTTAAGAGCAAAATAACTATTGACAAACCCAACTATCTATGTTATAATTACCTTATCAAATGAAAGGTAGGTAACAGTTATGAACTTGAACGATTATATCAAATCTTATACAGAATATGCGGAATATATTGATTTATCGGAAAACTCTATTCACACATATATTGAAAACGTAACTAAGTTTTTCAATACTGTCAATAAAAATGTAGAAGATATTAAGAAAGCTGATGTTAATATGTATCTTATGAAATATAAAGACGGTCATGCCTATTCTACACTTGAGATTATGGTTAGAAGTTTAAGTTCTTTTTATAATATCATTCTTGATGAATTACAGTTGATTGATATGGTTAATCCTATGGTCGGTATTAAATTACCTAAACGTAAGGAAGAACAAGAACATCATATGGTATTAGTTAAAGATGAAGTAATGGCTTTAATCCACAATGCAAAGAATATTCGTGAGAAGGCTATGTTAATGTTTATGTTCAATACTGGTGTAAGATTTTGTGAAATTAGCAATGTAACACTTGATATGTATTTGAACAGAGATAGTAATAATGCTATTGATTTAGTCATTACAAAAGGTATGAAACCGAGGACAGTATATTTAAGTGAAAATACTTGTAAGGTTATTGATAAGTATATTGCTGATATGAGAAAAGATGGTTGTGAATATTTGTTTGTTAGTAACCAAGGTACTAAAATGGATAAGCAGAGCTGTTCAAGAACATGGAAATGCTTGGCTAAAAGAGCTGGATTTGATGATGAGAAGATTGCAAAATTAAGTAACCATTGTTTTAGAGCGAGTTATGCAAGTTATTGTCTGAATGATTTAGAAGTGCCGATTTTAGCGGTAGCAAGTAGTATGGGACATAAGAAACCCAATGTAACATTAGAGCATTATTATAAGGCTGATAGTGAAAAGATCGAAGGATTTATGAAGGAGGTGTGTTAATGTTAAAGTAACAATTTCAGACGAAGTAAATTTTGTTGAGTTCAACAATAAATATGAAATAATTGACCAAGATGGATTGATTTATACAATTAAGGAAAAGGAGAATAATAATGAAAGTAATTAAAGATATTGACAGTTTTATTACAGATATGGAAATTGATAAGATTTTTCTTGACATAGACGGAGTAATTTTTCATTCTTGCCAAGCTATGATTGATATTTTGAATGAACGATATGATGGCAATTTTGATGGTTCAGATGTAACAAGTTGGAATTTTCAGTGTTGCTATCGTGGAATGACAAGTGAAGAAATTGAAAGTATGTTTAACAATGGGTTATTTTTTAAGGTTGTCAAACCTATTGATGGAGCTTTAGAATTTATGGATAGATATAGGGATAAGATTATTCTTGTGACTAAAGCAAATATTGAGAATTATGCGCTTAAAAGAAAGTGGTTTGATGATAGAGGGTTTAAAGATATTCCGATGATTGCATTACCGTTGAATGTAAGTAAAGGTTTTATCAATATGGACAATATTAATGAGTATTCTTTATTTATTGATGATAGCACACAAAATTTAATTGATTGTAATGCTGACTATAAAGTACAGATGAGGGAATATTGTGATGATAAAGAGCGTGAATGGCAAAAAGGTTGGAATGGATTAGTAATGTACAAGTGGTAAAAAGGAGTTGACAAAGACTCCTTTTTGTGATATAATAGTCTTATCAAATCAAAGGAGATAAATTATGAGATTATCTAATACTAAATTAAAAGAAAAATATTGCACATTTTGGAACGATGAAAAGCATGATATTGGTGAAGTTTATTATGGAGATACACCTTTAATCCATTACGATGAAAAGGAATATGAATATTTTCATACATTGACTGGGACATTGGCTAATATTGAATCTGTAAATGCCTATGTTTATTCTCAAAATGGAATTTATGATTTATATAACACTTTAATCGGTGAAGTATATATTTCTGAAAATGGAACTGTATTACATGGCAACATTAATGTAAAATATCGTGGAAAAGTTTATACTATTATTCTACATGAAATGTATGGATTGCATGGTTTAACTATTTTACGATTGAGTAGTAAAGTTAAAGGGTTCTGCAATAGAGATGGTCAAGGTAGCCCAACAAGCAAGTATAGAACAGAAGAATTAGATAATGAAACGATATTAAAGGTATTAAATGTTGATTTGTCTGATTATGGTGAATCAATTCATAAGTTTATAAAGGCTTGTAAAGATTTATATAATAAAGATAGCACGAATTATATCATGGATAAGTGTTTTAGTGCGTAGGAGAATATATTGAAGATGACTGAGCGAGAATATGAAGCATTTAAGGAATTTATAAACAAGGTTTTATATGAACAAATGACAGAAGATGATTATTATATTGTCATGCGTAGATTAGGAGTAAATCATAGAGGTAATCGTTTTCAATCATGCTGTCATCATAGTAACCCGAATGATGGTGGGTATAATCTTGCTTTTAATCCTAATTCTAAATCATTTATGTGTTTTAGTCAATGTTCTTGTAGTTATTCTTTATTAAGTCTTGTTAAAAAGCATAAAGAATTGACTGACGGAAAATGTTCTACTTGGTCTGCAATGAAATTTATATGTGACCAAGTAAATATTCCATTCAATTTCAAGGAAGAAGTTAAACAAGTCAACACTAATATATACAAATGGCAGAACACCTTGTTGAAGTATACTAAGAACTATTCTAATGCAACAAATCAAATCTACGATAAGGCAATCTTGAATTATCTTACACCATGTTATTACGAGCCGTGGCTAAAAGAAGGTATAACAAAAGAATCACTTGACAAATTTGATATAAGGTGGTATAATAGGTTACAACAAGTGGTGATACCTGTATATGATGATGAAGGAAATTTAGTAGGTACACATGATAGGAACACTAATCCAGAGTCGATTGATTATGCAAAATACGACCATTTGAGAATGTTAGATGGTACAGAATATAAATTTCAAATGGGGCTTGCGTTATATGGTCTGAATATGAATAAAGCCGATATTGAACGGACTAGAACTGTTATATTGTTTGAAGCCCCTAAATCAGTTATTCATATAGACGGATTTTATGACTATAATATATCAGTTGCAATGTTTGGTATGAACTTACAAAAGGCTAAATTGAAATTGTTGTTAAAGTATGGTGTCAATAAGTTTATCATAGCATTAGATAGACAGTATGAAAATGTTATGATAGACGGGAAATATACTAAAGAGTTCTTAAAGTATCGTGAAAAGGTTGATAGAATCATTGATATGATTAGACCGTATGCTCAAGAAATAGGAGTTGTATGGGATAATGATGAGGATAGATTTTTAGGGTATAAAGATTCACCAGTTGACCAAGGTAAAGAAATATGGGAGAAGCTATTTGAAAGGAGAGAGGTTGTAAATGTGTAAATATTGTGATACGTCATATATTGACGTACAATATTCATGCTCAGATTATTTTGTCCATAGACCATTTTATTTAAGGAATGATTATAATGGTAAAAGAATTAAAGCAGATAGAAATAATCCAATCATGTATTTAAGAGAATATAGCAAAAGTAATACATGGAGTTTAATGTGTGAGTTTGCAGATGAGGAAGGAACGGTTATAGAAACTCCAATAATTTATTGTCCCAGATGTGGAAATAAATTAGTTAGAAAAAAGTATAAAATAAATAACAAAAAAAATTAATTAAATAATTGGAGGAAATTGAATGAAGATTTATAGATTGTATTACCTAGAACAAGAATATATTCCAAGTGATTATGTTGATGAAGATGGATATGATGATTATTATGATAATTATGTTAATCATGACATTACATTAGGGTATTTTGCAAATACAAAAGCAGTGAATAAATGGATTGAAGAACACGAAGACAATGACGGAAATATTGTAGAATTTGTAGATAAAAAATTTGATTATGTATGTTACGATGAAGATTTGCAATGCGAAGAAATTGAGGTGATTGAATGATTGGTTATTGTATATGGTTTTATGATATTAATAACAAGTGTTATAAAACTGGTTGTTGCAATCAAGAAATTAGTGAAGATGATTATATAGGTAAATATTGTACTTGCTGTGGCAAAAAAATTTTCGTGCCTATTTTAAAGTATGCTGATAGAGATACATTGCAAGGAGGGTTAGCTTATGCAACTTAATATTGATATGGGTCAAATGATACAAGAACAAAGTCAAATATTACAAATGTGTGCAGAACATGATGGTTGTATTGATTGTCCTATGAAAACAAGCCATATACAGACGCAGACAAGTGTATGGACTTGTGAACATACAGAGGTGGATAATGCAAGCAAAGTACAAGAATAAATCAAGAAATAGTCTAAGAAACGGGCATGAATATATTATAAAAATATCTAAGCCTACTGGACATTATTATGTATATGATTGTCATGTGATATTTGATGTCACTAAACAAGAAGAAATGAATTTATGGATGAATTACGCTAGTGAGATTAGCATAAAGAATAATTGGGAGTTTGATAAACTTGAATTTGACAACGAGTAAATTATGTGGTATAATGTGTTTATGAAAAGGAGGTAAACAATGAGAGATATTAACAGAATTGAACCATTTATGAATGAATTATTAAAAATTTGGAAACTTGTTCCAGATTGGAGATTTGGGCAGTTAGTTGAAAACTTTAAGAGATTTGCAAGAGTTGAAGATTTATTCTATATTGAGGACTATAAAATGTTAGAAATTTTAAAGCAGTTTAAGGAGGAATTAAAGTAATGGAGCTATTAGATACGGTAAAACTTATGGAAAGTGATGATTACAAAGAGAGATTTAAGGCAGAATATTTTCAAACAAAGATTAGATATGATAAGTTGCATAAAATGATTGTTAAATATGAATCTAATACTTTGAATTTTGAGCCGTCTTGTAGTCTTGAATTATTAAAGAAACAAGCAAGTACAATGGGACAGTATTTATATTGTCTTGAAATGAGAGCCGAAATCGAAGGGATTGAATTATAATGCCAAAATGTCGTTGTTGCGGTAAACAACTTGATAAAGATACAGCTTATAAGGTTGGTAAAGTAAGTTATTATTGTAATGAAGAATGTTATAATAAGGTCATGGCTAAAAGAAATAAAGCAAAGGCTAAATATGAACCAAGTGAATCAAGCGACAGAAAAGTTTATACTGATTACATATTGAAAATATACTTAGATAATGGATATGATAAATCAGAAATTCCTTGGCAACTTATAGGAGCGCAGACGAAAAACATCTTACAAGAACATGAAGTATGGTCTTATTTAACATTACAATATATCCTATACTATATGTATGAAGTGTTAGAACTTAATCTATTTTCAGAAGAATCAAATGGCAGTATTTTATCATTATTACCTTTTTATGGGATTGAAGCTGAAAAATATTTTAATCAGACCAAAGAGATTGAAAAGAGTATTGATGAATTTGATTTTACTGATAATGAAATTGTGATTAAGAAAAGTTGTGGTGGTAAGAAAAAGAAATATATTGATATAGGGGGGCTAACATGACAGTAAAAGAGTGTTGCAATCAACATAAACATGATAGTAAAGGATTTTGGTTATGTCCAAGTATCTGTAAGAATATGACAATTACACCAAGACTATATGAATATGGAATTAACTATCAGAATGTAGGTAGTATTCCTAATGAGTTGTTAAAAAAGGAAGTAAGGAAAACTTTTAGAGAAGATGGTATGATTTGTATTATTTGGGAGAATAAAGTATGACAAATTTTGAAAGGATTATAAGTGAAATAACAATAGAAAAAATTGCTTGCTCTAGGGTAAAATCTGAATATCCTTTAGATTGTGGATATAGAATAAGCAATGGTGAAAAATATTATTATTATGGAGATGCCTTAAAAGCGGAAATTGAATGGCTACAACAAGAAGTTGATAATGTTGATTAAATTGGTCAAAGAAGACAATTTGGTCGATAAAATTAAATTTAGGAGATAGATTATGATATGTAATCGTACAGTGAACGATCGTTTACTTGGTTGCTATTTACAACGACCTGAACTAACACTTGATTCAAAATATCCACTTGACAAAGACGAATGGACTATATTGTTTCAAAAGATATTATATGCTACGATATATAATTTGGCATTAAACGGTTGTAAAAGCGTTAGTATCATGGATATAGATGAGTTTGTTAAACCTTTTGTAAGTGAATACAACGTGTTAGAGGACAACAATTTTGAAGATTATATAGCAACAGTTATTGAATTAACAGATGTTGATAACTTTGAATACTATTATACAGAGTTTAGGAAATTCAGTTGTCTTAATGCTTATAAAGAAAAAGGATTTGACATTAAGAAATTCTATGATGAAGATAAGAGTGAAGAAAGTCAGCTTGAAAATTTGAACCAATATAGTATTGAGGATATTGTGAATTGGTTTGAAAAACAACAGTCTGATGTTCGTAAACAGTTTTTCTTAAACGATAAAATTGAAGTAATGACTTGTGGTGATGGGTTTGATGAATTACTTGACGAATTAGAAGAAGAACCTATGATTGGGGCTGGATTGTGTTCACCAACTTTAAATAATTTATATCGTGGTTGGTGTAGAGGGCATTTAATTTTAAGAGGAAGCCCATCATCTTTCGGAAAGACTTGTATGGGAATCTCAGACCAAAATAATGTTTCCGTATTAAAAATATGGTCAGATGAAGCTCAAGATTTTGTAGACAATCCATATTATCAAGGGAAAGGGGCATATATTCATACAGAGCAAAAAATGAGAGAAGAAATCCAACCTCGTTTTATGGCAAATATAAGTGGTATTCCTTATCATAAAATTCTTGATGGAGATTTTACAAAAGAAGAAAAAGAGAGATTATCGGAAGCTGGAAAAATTACTAAAGAAAGTGAATTAAGAATCATTAACTATCCAAATTTTACGTCTAATGGTGTTGCTGAAATGATTAGAAACTTGTCATTGGAAGGTTATGAATATATAACTCATGATTACACATGGAATAACTTCTACATAGGAGCAGAGTTAAAACAAATGAGCGGTATGCCTGTTAGAGAAGATATGGCTTTGTTACATTTTGTTGATACATTAAAACTAACGGCAGAAAAATATGATGTTGCGGTTGCTACAATGATTCAGTTAAATGGTCGTGAAAAAGAAGTAGATATTGTTGATGAAAGTTGTTTATTTGGTTCTAAGTCGGTTAAAACCAAGTTAGATAATGGTTCTATTTATATGTACCCAAGACAAAAAGAATTAAAACAAGTAGAATCTTTAATAGCAAAATGGAATAATAAATATAATAAGCAAGCATTTGGTGGAACAATTATTCCTAATGCGGTTAGCCATTGTTTTAAAACAAGATATGGTAGGTTTGGACAGAATGTAAAAGTATGGCATTATGTAGATAATAGCATAGGTAAAATGATTGATATGTTTGCTACAACATGGGATAATAAACCTATTGATATTCCACCATTGTATATTGAAAGGAAATAAAAATATGATGAAAGTAATTGACTTAATTAACAAACTGAATGAAATTGGATATGATGAAAATACAGAATTAACTTTCAGTTGTGTAAATGGAGACACTGGTGAGTATTATGACATTCCATTTGATGAAATTTGTTTTGGAGAAAACTTAACAGGAGAACCATATCATAATGACGTAATTGATATTGGACTAGATGTTGATTCAGCAAAAGATTATATACAAGCTAAATCTAATGAATATATGAATGATATGATTGATGAATTAGTAGATGTATTAAATAAATATGACCCTTGGTAAGAATTGAATATGATGACGCAGAATAAGAAAGGAGATAGATTATTGTGGGAATGTATTATTATTTTTATTCCCCTAAAACTGGTAAGAAAATAGATGAAGGTAAGTATGTAAGTATGCCATTTTGTGACAATAGAGTCGAAGCATATGGTTGTAATTGTGCTATAAAATGGGATAAAAATTATAACAACATTGAAGCTTGGACTATTGATAAAGAATCTGATTTTTATAAGAATTATTATCAAAACAATTATGGATATGGATGGGATGATGTAATTATCTATTACACTAGAAATGAAATAATTGAAATGCAAAAAATTATGAAAAATAATAAAACATTTTTACAAGAATTATTGGATAAAAATGATTTAGATGGATTGATAGTTCAAATAGATTAAAAAGAAAGGAGACTAAACAATGAGAGTAACAGGAGTAATTAAGGACTATATCACAAGAGAGGTAACAAAGAAGTATCAAGAGAAACTTGATTCAATTCCTAATGATTATCAAGAAGATTATGATAAGATGATTGATGAAATTAAAGCATTAGTTAATGAAACAAATGTCAAGGCAAGACAAATTGCAGAAAAGTACGGTATGTTACAAAGGAAGGATGCTGAGATTATTGATTGTCGTCTTTATTATTTAGGTGACGATACAAGAAGAAATAAAAGATATGAGTTAGAGAGAAAATTAGGAAAAGAGCGTGATGATAAAATTGCTCAAATTATTCTTGATTTAGAGTTAGGTGAAACAACAAAGAAAGAATTGAATGATATATTAGCAAATGTTAATTTCTAAATTTATTAAAAATCCAGTTGACAAGACTGGATTTTTATGTTATAATTGGTTTATCAAATAAAGGAGGGATGAATTATGAGAGAAATGTCAGAAGTAATTGTGTATTATGATGGGACTTGGGAGATTGAAGATTTAGATTGTAATTATGCTACTCAACATTTATATTGTACTATTAAAGGGAAATCCGGTGAATGTTATCATTGTCTTAAGGGAAGAGAAGAATATTATAAGAAAAGATTAGTGAAAAGTATTATTAGAAAGCAAGAAGAAAAAGTTAAAAAAGAACAAGAAAGATTAAATAATTTGAAAGAAATGTTGACAAATATTGATTGATATGATATAATACATGTATCAGTTGGAGGTAGAATATGGACAATAAAATTTTACAAGAAAAAGAACATTTCTGTAAAGGTGCTGAATGGATTTTAGAATATAATAATTTCCTTGATAAAGTAAACAAAAGAAAGTCAGAACTTACAAAATTACAATCTGAATATGATTTGCAAAGAGAGGATATTTTGCACTATATTGAAATGAAGAAGTGTGACGCAATTATTAGTGCAAAACTAATGAAAAAATTAAAAGAAATCAGTGAACAAAGAAGGATTGTTAAGGAAGAATTACAATCTTTGAAGTCGATTTCTGATTTGTCAAAAAAATCTAAATATAAGAATAATGAAACATATGTATTTAAAACAAGTGTAATTATTGATTTGTTAGAAGAAAAGGAGGAATAGAAATGGAATTTAATTGGGAAGATTTTAAAAATAGTGATGGTAAAATTGCAGTGCATTGTAAAACAGAAGAAGAAGCGGAAGAATTTATAAAAGAGTGTTTCAAACATGGGATTAAATGGAGCTATAGTGATGAGAACACTACTCATTGGGGGGAAGCAAACAAAAGAACTTATTATGTTTATAGTGGGAGGCACTTATATTACTATTACGAAAATTTGGTTAGTAAACCAAATGAAGTAACAGTTGTAGAATATAAGGAGGATAACAAAATGGAATTAAAAGAAGGTATGATTATCGAATGTAGAAACGGAAATAAATATTTATTAAGAAAGAGAAGTGATAAACTAATTTGTTCTAATTTTGATGGTTGGTTTACAGCAACATATGATGAAAAATTAAATGAAAATGAATATTATGTAGAAGAACTTGATATTATGAAAATTTATGAATCTAAGGCTTATTTGTTAGGAAATTTGTTTGATAACAAGTATCTTACTTGTATTTGGGAACGTAAAGAGTCTAAGAAGATGACATTAGCACAAATTAGTGAAGCATTAGGATATGAAGTGGAGGTAATTGATAATGAGTGATTATAAGTTTAAAGTTGGAGATAGAGTTAGAATCTTAAAGATAGATGAATGGTCTTCTGAGAACATGGTAGGTAGAATTGGAATAATTGTAGACCGTGATGATGATGAAGGTATAAATGGTTATCTTGTTGATTTAGGAGATAAATATATCTGTGGTTTTTGGTGTATGGAAAATTCATTAGAACTTACCGAGCCAAAAGATGATTATAATGAAGAACTGATAAGTAAAGACGATGTGTTAAATATTCTTTATGAAACAAAAGAAGGTGAAATTTTTAATCATGGAACAATTTGTAACCTTATTAGACGAGTAAGGAATTTGTCATGCAAGTAAATGAATTATATGGCAATGAGCCTATAACGATAGAGTCGTATTTAGAAAAATGTGGGATTGAAGATACGAAAGAATATCTTAATCCCACTGGTAAATATATTGATGAATGGTGGAAATATCTTGATATTCCATATGTTTGTCAAGAAATTGAATATTGGTCTAAGTTAGATAGTACAGTGTTTATTATTCAAGATGGTGATGGAGATGGAATATGCTCTACTGTAATATTATATCAATATCTTATGAAATTAAGTAATAAGTGGACTATTAAGATTCTTATTCATAGTGGCAAGCAACGTGGACTTGACGATGAAGATATTATGGACAGAATTAGACAAGAAAGACCTGACCTTGTGATTATTCCTGATGCTGGAACAAATAATTGTGAACAAGCAGACGAATTGTGTGGACTTGGTATTGGGCTTATTGTTTTAGACCACCATGACATAGTTACACCAATTGGTAAAGGGTGTCTTATAAATAATCAAGACCTGAGATATAATGTATCAAGAAATGGTAGCGGTGCTTTAGTCACACATAAATTCTTACAAGGATTAGACAATCAACTCGGCTTAGATTGGTCGGGATATTTCATAGACTTAGTAGCATTAAGTCTTGTATCTGATAGTATGATTATGTCAGAAATGGAGAATAGAGAATATTATCATTTTGGACTTGAAACAAGAGATTATATAAATAATAAATTTCTTGGTGCTATGATTGATAGGTTTATCGGTAGTGATATATATACTCAACGTGACCTTGGTTTTAAGATTATTCCTAAAATAAATAGTGTATGTCGTTGTAATGATATGGGCTTAAAGCAACAGCTTATTCTTGCTTTTATTGGTCAATGTGATATAAATGAAACATTAGATATGGTAGAAAAAGCACATCAAAATCAGATTAAGATTGTAAACGATGTGATTCAGAGCAATATGGATACAATATTGTCTTGTGGACAGAACAATTTGATTGTATTTGCAAGCGATGATGTACCACGTTCTTATAGTGGATTGTTGGCTGGCAAGATTAAGACATTGTGTGATAACAAGCCTACAATAGTTGGTTCTATTAAAGGCGATACAATGATTGGTTCATTAAGAAGTTCTATTCCATTAAGAAAAGAGTTGGACAATAATGAGTTAGTTGATTGGGCTAGTGGTCACGAAGACAGTGCAGGAATACAGATTCAAGTTGATAATATTCAAGCACTTGTAGACTACTATAATACCCTTGATCTTTCATATACGCCCAATATAGACGTTTTAAAGTCTTATTCAATAAAATCTATACCTACAAGATTATTTGGGCTATTTGAGCCTTATAGTGCGTTGTGGGGGCATGGGGTTAGTAAACCTAAGTTCCATGTCAAGAACATTACATTTATGCCCTCAGATTGGTCTATTATGGGCAAGAATAAACGGACATTAAAGTTACACAAAGAGGGTATTGATATTATGATATTCAACTGTTTAAAGAAGGATAAAGAGGATTTACAGTTGGGATATTATAATAATGATATTTTTGTAAATGAGCCAAGCAATAACAAACTACAAATGGATTGTGTAGGTGAGTTAAGCATAAATGAATGGAACGGTCAAAAAAAATTACAGATTGTGGTTGACAAAATGGAGATAAAGTGTTATAATAGACCTTGTAAAGATGATTTGTTTTAGAAAGGAGTAGACATGGAAGTAGAATTTAATACAAAAACAGCAAAGATTAAAAGTGGCACACTTGTAAAATACAATAATAAAGGATTAATACCATGTTATTATGGAATTTATTTAACTGATATAGATGGAGAAAATCCAATTCTATACGATTTAGAAGAAGACCAATATTATAAAGATGTTGATTCATATGATATTGAGCCTGTTATTGGGGATGTTAAACTGGTTGTAGAATAGGAGTGAGATTATGGGTTGTGCTACAATTTTAAGATTAAAAGGACACATTACAGTAGAACAGATTGTTAGTTATATTGATGAGCATTATAAATTAATCAGCGATGGAACTCACGAAGAAAATTATGGTTCTGTAAATCAGTTGTTAAGTGACATTAAAGAAAAATATGACGATAGTAATGAATGGAAAATAACAAGTGGCTTTATTACATTTAATGATGGTAATGAAAACAGAGCTATGTTTTATGAATATCAAAATATCAACCTTTATGAAAATTTGAATTATTATCGTCAATATAATCTTGAAAATATGGTAAAATCAGAACTCACATTTTTAAGATTAGATCATTATGGCAATTCAGTTGAAATTATGAAAGGAATTGCTCAAGAGTTTGGCGGTTGGCTTGATGAAGATGATTGTGATGATGAACCTCCATATTGGATTGATAAAGTAGATAAGACAAGATATGGTTGGTCTTTTGATGGCGAATATTATCATGGTGATTATAATACAGAACAAGAAGCTATTGAAGATGCCAAAGAATGTGTTGGGGACATTTGTAAAGAAGTTTATATAGGAACTTGTGAAGAACCAGTATTGTCATGGAATAGTAATGAAGAAAAAATTATTGAATCTATGTATGATAATTTATATGAAGAATGTGGAGAAGTAAGCGAAAGTTTTAAAATTACAAGAGAACAAGAATTAGAACTTGCTAATCGGATTGACAAGTGTGTAAAACAATGGATTAAGGATATGAAGATTAAATCTAATTTTTGGACTATTGTAAATGAACATTTAGTAAAGTTGAGGTGATGATATGCAATTTGAATATTATGTATTGAATTATAATCCAAACACAAAGAAGATTGAGCCATTCAATATTTTTAGGAATTGTTATGTTCAAGAGTGTACTGAAAAGGCTATTGAGAAATATTTACGTTCTCCTAAGAACTATAAGTATGAAAGATATGGCGAAGATACTTTATACGGATTTGAAGGGTTATGTAAAGAGATTGAAAAAATAATTCAATGGCAAGAATGGAGTAGATGTGAATATGAAATTGCTGTAGGGGACGCTTTTGAAAAAGATTGTAACAAATTAGAAAAATGGGATTGTTATATGCAAGCAAAGTTCAATATTCCTATGATTGCAAGAGAATGTATCTATCAATATAAAGAACAAAGAAAGGAACAAAAATGTTAAAGATTGTAGGCGTTACAGATTTAGATGGCGTTGTTAAAGAAGAAACAATAAAATATATTGAAACTACTCATTCATTGTATGGTGAGTTTTATCCTAAAGATTTATTCGTAGGTATGCCATTCTGTTTTGTATATGATGATTATAGTGGACAAATGTTGCGAAGTTCAACTATTTGTCATTGGGATTATGTTGAAAAAGATAAATTATATATTATTGAAACAATGAATAGTATTTATTATATCAAGGAGGGAGAAGAATGATAGTATTGAATGATAAGTACAATCACATGATGCAAACGGGGTCTAAGCCAAAGACTTATAAGATTACTTGTGAACATTGTGACTCTGAACTTGAAGTAGAAGATGATGATATTCAAGTTGGAGCATATGGAATGGGATATGTAGTGTGTCCTTGTTGTGGTGAAGAAACATATGCTGATGAATTAGCTGATTATTTTCCGCTGACTAAGGACAATGTAGAATTTCCAACACATTATTGTTCATTTAATGATGGAGTACATATTGATGATGACACAATTAATAAATGGGTAAAAGAATGTATTGAAAACTTTGACACTAATGATGAAAACGATTGGTGTAGATTTACTGGAAGTGGAGACACTATGGTGTTTGTGTTCAAACTTGATGAAGATGAAGAATATGATGTTTATGTATGTAAAAATTATTATGAAACATTTGTTCCATTTAATGAAAAATAATGGTTGACTTTTAATAGAATATATGGTATAATACATATATAGTTAAGAAAGGAGATAAAAACAATGAAAAAGCAAGGAAGAAGCGTTTTAGTGTGTAGAAAAGAACTTGACAATGGGATTGTAGAGATGTTTGAAGTTGTGATTAAGAGTTCTGACAAGGACACAGCTAAGAAGAATTATGAAAGTCAAGGCTATCATGTTTCTGTAAAAAAGTAGTTGACAAATGCTAATATATGTGGTATAATACACATATAAAGCAAAAGGCTGTTAGGTCGCTCCTAACTAGATGGTCACTTTGAGGTTTAGCCCATCGAAAATAAAACATGGTAGTGAAAACTACAAACCTCACATGCGCACTTAGCTCAGTAGGTAAGAGCCACGATCTTATAAATCGTAAGCCCTAACAAGGTAAAGCCGAGTTCGATTCTCGGAGTGCGTATTTTATTTAAGAAAGGAAACACAAAATGTTACTTAATGGGTACAAATGTATTTATATGCCGAATCATTCAAAAGATTATAGATAAATATATAAATTGGTTAATAGTATAAACGTAAGTACACCTTTTTAATAAAGGAAATTTTGGTTCAATTCCAAATTAACCAACTATCACCGTCTAAAGTACACAGACAGTGCGAAACATATAGGTATTTAGTCTAATAAAGACGCTCGCTATAAGAGAAATGTAGGTTAGAGTCCTACAATGCACCATGGCTATATGTTATGACTTGGCAGTTGGAGGTAGCTTGTATCGTTAAACAAGCAATAGCTTAATTTGGTAGAACTGTTCCATGTGAGTTGATGCACAACCCCGTTTAAGGTGAGGTCGATTAAACCGAAATAATAATTAAAGGTTCATGTATGGTGTAATATGAGGAGATGCCAAGTAAGGCAGAGCACACAATTCCTAGGAGAGGTATAGGTTCGAGCCCTATTGCATGAATTAAGTCAAACTTTTCGTAGCTTTTAATTGACTAAAACTTTAACAAGCGAAGTTATGATGCAAAACTTAAATCTTTAAAAGTTTAGTGAGTGAACAATCGTAGGAGTGGGCTGATTGTAGTGAAGTTTGTGGTAGGGAGTATGACTTCAATATAAAATTATATTAAAGGAGGATTAAGAAATGACATTTGAAGAATTGATGAAGTTAAAAGAGGGAGACAGAATTGTTGCAACAGGAGAGACTTGGTTTAATGCTAAAGCAGGAGACAAAGGTACAGTTGTGGGATTTAGTGAAGAAGGTGTTATGATTAACTGGGATAATAATGTAAATGGTTGGGGTGATAGTAGTTATAACATTAAAATTGGTCATGGAGAATATATTGGAGGAACTAAATGTCGTATGATTGAATTATTAAATCCATCCCATGGTCACAAATTGATTATTGCTTGTGAAGACGGAAAACATACTAATGCAAAATATTATATTGATAACAAATTAGTTTCTAAATCAAGCACATCACGCTATGAAGAATATGATGATTTTGATTTCAAGACTGCTGTTGATAATTGTATTGATAGAATGGATTTTACAGATAAGACTGTAACAAAAGGTAGAGGTTTAATTGGAAGAATAATTAAGAAAGGTCAAAGAGTTCGTATTATTAATGTTGAACCACATAGAAAAGATGAATATGTTTGTTTAGATGAATATGTTGGAAAAGAAGGTGTTGTTGATTGTGACTGTACTTTAAGAGAAAAAGGATTTCTCTTTTCTGTGACATTTGACAAAAAATATATGAACGCTATTGATGAAGAAAATGGATGTTTCTATTGGCGTTGGGATGAAATTGAATTGATTGATTAAGGAGATTATATGGATTATAGCAAAGTAATTGATTTAGACAGTATTACATTAGAAGATTGTGAGAGATTTTATGCAAATGGTAAGAGATTGATTATGAATGATGGTAGAATTGTTGATATTGTGGAGGAAGATTGATGAAGTTTGAGAATACAGAAGTGTGGGGATTTGAACACGCATTCAGAGGAATGAGAAATCCTAAAAATAGTTGGAGTAAAAGTGATAGTTATTATAATGACAATAATAATTTTGTAATCGGTGAAAATGATATGACACTTGCACAGGCTCTTATTAAATCTGGTTCAGAACATAGAAAATTTATGAGACAGATTTTTGTATCAGTTGATATTACAGCACCTCTTTATTGGTGGAAGGAATTCGATACGTACAAGGTTGGAACGGTTGCTAATTCTACATCAACTATGCACAAGATTACGAGTCAACCTATTACATTAGACTGCTTTGAAATTGATGACTATGATAGAAATTTATCTCTGTCCAAAGATGAAAATGATGATTACCAAGATGATTTAGATAATATTTCTACATTTGAAGAAGATATTATTTATGTATTGGAAAATATTCGTCAAAAGTATCTCGATACAAAAGATAAGAGGTATTGGAAGGAACTTATTAGATGGCTTCCTGAATCTTGGTTACAGAAACGTACAGTTACAATGACTTATGAGAATTTGCTTGCTATGTGTAGTAAAGGACAACGTAGATTTCATAAATTAAATGAATGGAGTGGTCAAGATAATCCAAATGTTCCTAATTTCATTTTATGGGCTAGAACGCTACCTTATGCACAAGATTTAATTTTTATTGATGAAACACTTGACACCAACTAAATAATATGATATAATACACATGATTGAGAGATTTATCGGGATTCTAATGTTTTTGTTCATTTTTTTACCTCCGTTTGTAGGAGTCCTAGATATTGGGACTCCGATAAATCTCTCAATCTAATAAATATAAAGGAGGAATATATGGAAAATTTTGCATTAGAAGTTGTAGAAACAATCAATGAACATTATTATCGTGATGGCACAGATGGGAAAGAATTGATTAAGGATATGTTATTTTACTTGTATCACACGACAAATGATGATAAAATGAAACAAGTAATTCTTGATTGGTTTAATAAAGAACAATATTGTATTGAGTGTAGTGCAAAACTACAACCTTATAATTATTGCGAGACTCATACTGAATTGGAGTATAATAATAAAGAATGGTTTACAGCTTGGTTATGCCCAGTATGTGACAGAGATGAGGTAGTTCAATAATGGCTATGCAAAGTAAACAATCAAAGAAACCAACAAAGAAACAAGCAATGGCAAACATTGTTAATCACTATGAAAGTAGTTTGAAAGAGAACTTTATCAAGAATATGGTTATTGGTTTTGAAACTGCTAGTCAATTATATCTTGACAAAATTAACAATGGTTGTACAATGGAAGAATTAAAAGAGTTTATTAAAAACAACTTAAAGAATAAAGATGTAATTGAAAAAGTTGCAAATGGGAAGACAGTGAATGACTAAGGGTGAGATGACTTAGATTAAATTATACATTTATTTTATTATCTCTTCGGAGTGATATTATAGATAAGTACATAGCGAAAAGTTTAAGAGAAGAAAGGAATTAGAATTAAAATGAGTGAAATTAAGGCTAGTATTAACAATGCACAGGTTATCGGTGAATTACTTGAAATGAATCTTGAAGAGATTACAAAGGAAGTTACCTTAAAGGGAGCAAACGGAGTTGAAAAGAAGGTAACTTGTCAACAGATGGCAAAGAAGGAATTTAAGAACCCTATGTTCCTTGTAGATGTAAAGGGAAATGCGATTGGTGTAGATTTCTTCCCTGCAAGTGAGAAGAAGTTAGATGAGAACGGACAGCTTATTGACAATCCGAATTTTAAGTCCTTAAAGACTGTTCTTGAAAATTATATTCCTAAGAATAATGCAAAGGATGGGGAAGTGCCTACAAGAGTTAAGATTGATGGAATCCTATCTGCGAACGAATACGTTAATAAGGACACATATGAATTTAAGTCTATTACACAAGTAAATGGATTTAGAATTACCTCCACTGGTGTTCCCGAAGAAGACAGTGCAGACTGTGAAATCAGTGGTATTATTCGCAGTATTATCCCTGAAACAAAGGGTGAGGACGCAGAAGAAACAGGTAGACTAAAGGTTGAGCTTTATACATTCAATCGCAACGCTGAAACTACGCCTTTTACATTTATTGTAGAAGCCGACCTTGCAGATGATTTCAATTCATTCTATGAAGCTGGTCAGTCTGTAAAGCTATATTATGAGATTATCACTAAGCAAGTAGGAGTTAAGAAACCTACAACTGGTGGTTTTGGTCGTAGAGAATCACACATGGTAAGTGGATTTAGTGTTACTGAATATAGTGTATTCCGTGGTGATGAAGCGTTCGATGAGGAAAATGAATACTATATCAATCCCGAAGATATGAAACAGGCATTAAATGAGCGTGATATTAAGATTAACAATATGGTGAAAACCGCTAAAGAGAACAAGGATAAGCCTAAGAGTTCTCCAAAGGGAGCAAGTTCTAGTGGTACAAAGGCTAATCCATTTGGTTCTTCAACAAAGAAGTCTCCGTTCTAAGATAAGATATAGGGCAGATGTAATGTCTGCCCTTTTAGAGAATTAGTGAATATAGAAAGGTAAATAGAAGATGGCAAATTTAAACTTATTAGGTTTGGAAGAGAGTGGAGTGTCTTATGGAATTGAAGGCTTGAAGATACTTATTTATGGTGGAAATACCCTTGGGAAAACACCACAAGCTATGAGATTTCCAAAGCCATTATTATTAATGGGAGAAGCTGGTGGTACTGCTATTAAGGGGTATAAAATTCCTATTAAGCAAAAGAAAGATTTTGTAGACGTAGTTAAACAATTAACAGATGAAAAAAACCTCGATCAAATGAAAGAAAAGTTTCAAACTATTGTAATTGATACTGCAACAGATATTATTGAAATCTATGCTACTGCAACTGCAAGGGAATATGGTGTAAGAGATGTAAGTGAAATGAATGGTCAATCAGATATGCCTAATGGGTATGCTTTATATAGAACAGCATTTAAAGCAGATGTAAATAAGCTGTGTTCTTGTGGCTATACGGTCATCTTTATCATGCACGAAGAGTTGGTTGAAATTAAAGAACAACAAGTAGTAAATGGTAAGATTAAAGCTGTTGGAAATGGTGTATTTAAAATTGTTCCAAAAGGATCTAATTCTGTAAAAGATTCGGCTAGGTTTTTAAAGGATATGTGTGATTTTAGATTTTATATTAAGGGCAATGGAGTTGATGAAACAACTGGAAAAACAATTATGTCTACTGCATATGCACATGAAACTGCCGAATATTATGCTGGTTCTAGGTTTGATATTCAGCCCGTTATTAATCCATTTACAGCAGAGAATTTAATTGAAGCTATGAAAGAAGCACAAAAGAGGTCTGCTGAAAATTATGGTGCTGATTTAGTATCATTTACAATGGATTCCAATGGATATACCAAGCAAGATTACTTAGATTGTATTGAACCTTATGTAACTGCATTGTTTGAACTATATCCAGAAGAAGTAGAGGATATTATTTATAAACAACTTGGAGAGGGTGTAAGAATTTCAGAAGCAAAAGACAGTCAATTAGTTGAATTGGAAACAATTTATAATAACCTAGTTGCTTTTGCAAGAGAGAGAAATGTAGAAGTATAATAAACTGAAAAGGAGTGAGTATTTTATTCACTCCTTTTATTGAAAGGAGAGTAATATGAAGTCAATTTTAGAAGAAATGGAAGAAATTGGAGCAGATGGTGTAGACTTTATATCAATAGATAGTGAAGTACATATTTTATCAAATGGTCATAAAATTGTTGATGTTTTATTTGATGGAACAATATATAAAAGTTATACTATTGATGACATTAGAAAAGGAGCTGCTTGTCCTAAATCACGTAGAATATATTGGAAAGGAAATTCATTATTTAAACACTATATAGTAGAAATGGATGATTGTTTAATGAAATTTGATGAAGCTTTAGACAAATTGTTAAAAGGTTCAAAATTAACAAGACAAGGTTGGAATGGAAAGAATCAATTTATTTATTACGTTCCACAAGGCTCATATAAGCCATGTACTGAGATAGCTAAACAATTAGTTAATGAACAAGGTTTGGTTGAATATAAGCCTTATATCGCACTTAAAACAGTACAAGGTCAAGTTATTCCTTGGACTCCTAGCATTAGTGATGTATTAGCAGAAGATTGGATGGTGATGTAACATGGACACAATGGAATTTTTAGATTTATGTTATCAAGAAATTAAAGATGCAGATTGTTTTCATAACAATGATGAAACAAATGATGACTTAAAAGTAATTATTGTATGGGCTAATCATACAATTCAAAATAACAAAGCTATGCTTATTGTAAAAAATACCAAGTATAATTTTATTTATCCTCAATTTATTGAAGCAACATATAATGGTGATGTTAAAGAATTGTATCTTGATTTCTATGAGAAACAATTTAAGCATTTTATTAAGGTTGGTGATTAAATGAATTTATTAGAGCATTATATTAAAGAGATAATTTCAGTTGAAGACGTTACTAAAGAATGGGAAGATTATATGAGAAAAGATGACCATAACTTTGTTGAAAACGACCCAATGCTAAAAGTAGAAATGATTGCAAGTTGTTATAGTAATATGATATATGGAACTGTTAAAACGCTTCACAAGTCAGAATTAGAAAAAATTCAAGAACAAGGATATTATATGGCATAGAAAGGAGATAATTATGAGCAAATATGTAAGAGAAAATGTATGTATGGCATGGCAATTTAAGTATGACAACACCGATGAAAAGCATCCGCTGACAAGTCGGTCATCAGAAAATTATTTAACAATTCCAGATTGGGTTTTAGGTGCAACAACTAACAATATTATTAGATATAATAATAAATTTGGAACACTTACTTGTAACGAAGAAAAAGTAAATATTGGTGATTATATTGTAATGTATCAAGACGAACATAAAGGAATATATGAAAATGAATATAGAGTATATACTAAAGACGATTTCGAAAAATTGTTTAAAAAGATTGAAGGTTAAGGAGATAAAACATGGCAAAATTTAGAGTATTTCAAGACGCAAATTATGCAGTAGGACATTTAAGATATGGACACAAAGAAGGAATTATTGAAGCATTGAAGCAGAATCTAAAGAAGAAGCTTTAAATAAATTAAGAAATGAAGGATATACAGATTATTTAAACTTTGTAGTTGATGATTATGAATTAGAAGACGTTGATTATGATGATTATTTTGAAATTGAAGAGATTTAATTGCAAAAGGAGCTTGACAAAAGCTCCTTTTTATGTTATAATTAACATAAATTGATGAATTATGTTAGTTGTGACATAATTTTAATATGAAAGGAGATATAAAAAATGAATGAAAATGGATTAAATGTATTAAGTCTTTTTGACGGAATTGGGGGGGGTAGATGTGCTTTAGATAGAGCTGGGATTAAAGTCAATGGTTATCATGCCAGTGAAATTTGTGATTATGCAATTAAAATAGCACAGAAAAATTGGAATGATATAACAGAAATTGGAGATGTGAGAGATGTTGATGGAACACAATATAATGGTTATTTAGATTTGCTAATTGGTGGTAGTCCATGCCAAAATTTTTCGTTTGCCGGAAGAATGAATGGAGCAAGTACAAAAGACAATATAGAGATTACATCACTTGAACAATATTTAGATTTGAAAGAAAAAGGATTTGAATTTGATGGATATTCTTATTTATTTTGGGAATATGTAAGAGTATTAAAAGAAAGCAAACCAAAATATTTTTTGTTAGAAAATGTAAAGATGTGCAAAAAATGGCAAGATGTTATTACTAAAGCATTAGGTGTAGAACCTATTATGATTGATAGTAAATTACTTTCTGCACAAAGTAGAAAAAGACTATACTGGACAAACATTCCAAATGTAACACAACCAATGAACAAAGATTTAACTTTAAAAGATATTGTTCAACCAACAGAAGAAAAAGAACAATATAATATAACAGATAGATTAAATAATAAAAAAGAAGGAACTCTTGCATATGAAAAAGCACACAAAGCAATTAGAACTTTAGACCAAAAAATGAGATGTTTAATGACAGGACAAAATATTTCAAATAGTGGAGCAACTAATATTCAATATGAAAATGGTGAATATTATAAACCAACACCAATCGAATGTGAAAGAGCACAAACTTTACCAGATAATTATACAGAAGGGTTGTCTGATACACAAAGATATAAATGTATTGGGAATGGTTGGACTATTGATGTTATTGCACATATTTTTAATGGATTAAAATAGAGTTAAAAGACCACTTGACAAAAGTGGTCTTTTGTGGTATAATTGAATAAATATAGAAAGGAGTTAAAATAAAATATGAATAAATATTATGTATCATCAGAAGTAAATAGTGTTATGGTAGAAGATAAAAAGTATAATAAAGATAATTCAAATATTAGTATTGAATTTGGAACAACTAAAGAAAATAGTATTGACCCTCATAAAATTTCAATTAAGATTCAAACTAAGGAGAAATAATTATGTCATATTTTCAAAATTATCACAAACATACGAGTTTATCACATAGATATAATAAAGATTCTCCACTGGTGTCTATGGATTATTTTAAAGAATATAAGAAATTAGCAGACCAAGGTATACCAACAATTTATTCAACAGTTGAACACGGATGGCAAGGCAATTATTTTAAGATTTATGATGACCTTGAAAAATTTAATAAAAAGAATCTTGAATCAAATCCTAATTATAAACCAATCAAATTTGTATTTGGTACAGAAGCATATTGGGTAAAAGACAGAAATTCTTCTGATTCAAGTAATTGCCACATTATTTTATTAGCAAAGAATGAAAATGGTCGTAAGAAAATAAATAGAGCAATCTATGAATCATTTAAAACTGGGTATTATTATAAGAATAGAATGGATTTAGATATTCTTTTATCATTGCCAAAAGATGATGTATTCGTTACATCAGCTTGCATTGCCTTTTGGAATAAATACACAATAGATGATAGAGATTTGCCATTTGGTGATAATACTAATGTAGTTGACTATTCAAAAATTGATGAAATTGTTCTTAAATTATTTAATCATTTTACAGACTTTTATCTTGAAGTGCAACCCCATAATACACAAGCACAAAAAGAAATAAATGCTCATATTATGGAATTGCATTATAAATATAACATTCCAATTATAGCTGGGACTGACAGCCATGTTATTACTGAATCACAAATGGCAGATAGAGATGACTTGTTAAAATCTAATAAGATTAGTTATGAAGATGAACAAGGTTGGTATATGGATTTACCAAGTTATGAAACATTCTTCAATAGATTTCAAGAACAAGGAATTTTAAGTGATGAAGAAATTACAGAAGCAATAGATAATACTAATATTATTCTTACATTTAATGATATTATATTGGATAGGTCATTAAAAGTTCCTGTGGCTAAAAAATATCGTGATTTAACACAAGAACAAAGAAATGAAGTATTTGAGAATATCCTTAGATATGAATGGGAAAGACAATCTAATGATATTAACAAAGATAAGTATGATGAATATATTAAAGAAATTAAACATGATATAGCCGAAATTGAAGGATGTAACATGGCTGATTATTTCATTGATACTTATGAAATAATGAAACGTGGAATTGACGAATATGGTGGTATATTGACTCCTAGTGGTAGAGGTAGCGGAGTATCTTGTTATTTGAATAAATTATTTAGATTTACAAAAGTAGATAAAGTTAATTCACCAGTGCTTATGTATTCTGAAAGATTTTTAACAAAAGAAAGAGTATTGGATTCTCACACACCGCCAGACATTGACCATAATGTATCATCAAGAGAACCATTTATACAAGCGCAAAAAGATATAATTGGGGAAGAAGGAACATTTGACCTATTGGCTTTAGGCACATTGCATTATAAATCTGCATTTAAAATGTATTCAAGAGCATATAACCTTGACCCACAATTAGCCAATACTGTAACAAAGCAAATTAGTAAATATGAAAATGCTTTAAAACACGCAGATGATGATGAAAAAGAATTTATTGATATTTATGATTATGTTGATAAAGAAAAATACGGATATTTAATTGATGGTTGTCAACAATACATGGGAATTGTAGATAATTTGAAAGCACATCCTTGCGGCACAATTTGCACAGACTTTGATGTTGTAGAAGAAGTCGGTGTAATTATGGTAAAATCTGAATCACAAGGAGATAAAGCTAAAGAAACTTTCGTTGCGGTTATTGAAAGTGGCACTATTGATGCTTTCGGCATGTTGAAGCAGGACTACCTCATTGTAGATTCTATTGGATTGACCTATGATATTTATAAAGAGATAGGAATTGAACCATTATCTGTAAACGAATTGCTTGCTAAGATTGACAATGATAGTAAGACTTGGGATATTTATGCTAATGGTTATACAATGTGTGTAAATCAATGTGAGCAACAAAAATCTACTGAAAAAGTTATGAGATTTAAACCAAAGAACATTTCAGAGTTGACACAATTTGTAGCTGGTATTAGACCATCATTTCAATCAATGTATAAAACATTTGAACAACGCAAACATTTTGATTATGGAATAAAGGCTTTTGATGACCTTATTCAAGACCAATATTGTTCAAGCTCATTTATTTTATATCAAGAGCATTTAATGAAAGTATTAGGATTTGCAGGATTTCCTATGAGTGAAACATATACAATCATTAAAGCTATTAGCAAAAAGAAACATTATGTGATTACACAAGCAAAAGAAAAGTTTATTCCTAATTTTGCACAAGCTATACTTAATACAAAAGAAACAACCGACAAAGATAATGCTATGAAAATGGCTGGGAAAGTATGGCAAGTAATTGAAGATAGTGCTTCTTATGGTTTCAATTCTGCTCATGCTTATTGTATGGCTATTGATAGTGTTACACTTGCTTGGCAAAAGGCTTATTACCCATTAGAATTTTATAAAGTAACATTACAAAGATATACTAACAAAGGTGACAAAGATAAGGTGACTGCATTAAAGAAAGAAATGCTTAAACGTGGCATCAAATTAAAACCTATTGCATTTGGTGATGACAATAGACAATTTTCCATTGATAGAGAAAACAATTGTATCAATCAAACTATGGCAAGTATAAAGAATATGCAAAAGGTAGCACCACAAATTTTATACAATATGAGCAAACATAAAAATGAATATGACGGATTGTTCTTTATTTTTAAAGATTTGTTACAAAGTGATTTGAATAAAAAGAGTATTGATATTTTATTCAAGTTAGATTATTTTGCAGAATATGGGGATGTTAATTATGTAATAAATCAATGGAATATTTATAATGATGTTGATTCTATTATGAAAAGATTAAGAGAATGCAAACAATTAAAGAAAGATGAGTGTGTAAACTTTGGATTAGATATACATGAAATTAAACAATTTTGTGGTAAAGAAACAGAAAAAATGTTCAAAGAAATTGATAATGTTTCTTTAATGGAATATATTCTAAATAATTATCAAGGAATTGTTGATTTTGTTTCTACAAAGTATATGTATAAACCCATTACATTACTTGAAACAATGGCTTATCAATTAGGGCTTAGTGGTTATACAGAATTGATTGATAAATCAGCAGATGATAATATTTACATTGTATCAGAAGTAGAGTTAAATCAATATAATACTCCATTTGTTACTTTATATCACGTTAATGATGGTGAGAACACCTTTATTAAGGCAAATAAACGTAATTATGAAGACCACCCATGTAAGAGTGGGGACATAATTAAAACTGCTTTTAGAACACAAAATAAACGTGTTAAAGACAATAATGACAAGTGGGTTGAAAGTGAAGAACAAGAAGAAATTTTAAGAGATTATACAATATTAAAAAGTATAGATTAACCCTTGACAAATCTCCTTTCCTATGATATAATACAAGTATCAAATGGAAAGGAGATTTTTATTATGACAGTAACTAAATATTATTGTGACAAATGTGGAAAAGAAATTACAGATTTTAATGAGGTAAAAGAATATATAGTTAAATGGAAAGGTGAATATCTTGACCATTCGACTAAAATTTTATTGTGTAAAGAATGTGCAATGAATTTCCATAAAAATGTATTACACTGTAAATGAGAGGGTTAAATTATGAGCAATATTTATAGTTTATACAAACGTATTATGAAACATGACTCAAAAGTGATAGATGATATTAAATCTTCGGAAAAATTGAAGGAAGAGTTCCAACACCTTTTAGGTTGTTTTTTAAGAAATGAATTACTTGAAGATGTTTATTATGAAGCATTTATAAAAGGAGAAGTTAATGATTAAAATTTTAACAGATGATGTAGAATTATTAAAAGAAGCATGTGAACGATTAGCAGAAGAATGTATAGCTCTGCGTCATCCTTATCAGTATCAAATACTTGGTAAACAAATTGCTAGTAGATTGAGATGTGAAAACTTAGAAGTGGAGGTGATTGAATGACAGACAATACTTTAATTGATATTATGCTAATTTGTAAAGGTTGGTATAACAAACAATTATATAAAGACAAACTTTCAGCTATGCAAGCATATTATGATAAATATTATACTTACGGTGAGACACAAGTAGAATTGACCAAAGATTTTGCTTTGCATTTATTTTTAGAGCCTTTGGTATCAGAAGCAATTAAGAGAACTCCTAATTTAATTTATTATATTTTTAATAGGAATAGAAATGATATAAATTGCAAAGATTTTACAACAGAAATGTATAATAGATGCTTGACATTAATTGCAAATATTAAAAAAGATACATTTGAATTTGATGAAAAATATTTAGATATGTTTGAAAAAGCAAAGAAATGTAATTATGAAGATAAAACGATTGGAATTATTTAAGGAGGAAAAATAATATGGACAAAGATTTACTAATTTGGCTTTATGAGCAAAAAGATGATATTGATGCTCATTTATATGGAATTGGTAGTTATGACAGAGCAGAGGGAACATACAGACAAGAACTATTTGCACAACTTAATTTATTAGATAAAATAATTCGGCATATTAGAAAGGGGTAATTATATGACAGAAAAGACAGTTTATATTGCATTTGATGGCAAGGAATTTGAAGATTATAATGAATGTGAAAGATATGAAAGCAAAGAACTACAAGACAAGTATGGTAAAGACTTGTTAGTGTATAATAAAATAAATGAATTACTTCCTCTTGATAATAATTATCGTTTGTCACAAGAAAGTGCTTATGTGATTTGTAAAACAGAGGAAGCATTAAATTATTTGAATAATGTTTTGAAAAACAATCATTGTAATCAAATTAATTATCGTGGCAAATTTCCAGTTAGCTTTTACTATGATTTTGATACGGACGAATGGGGAGGAGAAATTGAATCTCATATTAAAGAATTACAAGAAGAAATTGATATGTTGAGTAAGTATATTGTAAAGGAGTAAAATATGAGATTATGGCATTATGATTTATTAGATGTATTACCTAGACAACAGTTGTGTTCACAGTTAAGAGAATGTGTTGCTATTGCTAAAGATATTTATGAAAAAGGGGCAACTAATCACATTCTTATCAATCCTATTATGAATTATGACTTGAATCATTTTAGATTGTATTGTAATTTAGTCATTACAGAAATGGAGAAACGTGGCTATAATGTTTCTGATAAGACCAAAGCCAAGTTATGTCAATACTTAAAAGGTAGAATATCTGTATCAAGCACATTTGGGGGACAATTAAGTGTACTTATCAATAATGAATATGAACCTTTATTTGGTAATTGGCATACAGACCGTTATCTTGCACAATGCCTTTACAATTTAGAAGAAAAATATGATAGAGGTGGAATTACACAAGCAGAATGGAATAAGATTTATAATAAATATTTTGAATTAAAATAGTAAATTTTGACTTGACAAATATCTTCTTTTATGGTATAATTACTATATCAATGAAAGGAGATATTTTTTATGTCTAAAGAAAGATTAGCACCTTGTATCTATTATATTTGTAAAGGTAAATGTGACAAAGGAAGAAATGCTGAACAGAAGAAATTATGTCAGACCTGTGACAAATATAAAGCAAGAAAAGGATTTAAAGTTGTAAATAAAAAGAAGGAGAATAAATATAAATATTATGAGTGAAACAATTAAAGCAAAATTTAAAATAACAAAGAAAGTATTTCAAAATAACGATTTCTTTATATTTGGAGCTTCACCTATTCCTCCATTCCCCGATAGTTTGAAATTAAATCAATATTTTTGTATTACGTTAAAAGGGGAGCTTAGTTATTTATCAGAGGGCAAGGAATATGAACTTGAAGTAGAAGAACTATCTACAGATAAATATGGAACAAATTACAGAGTTGTTTCAGCACCATCAATCAATATGGAAGAAATTGAGCATTTAACAAGAGAACGCTCGCAAGAAATTCTTGAAGAAATTACCACTTCTTCTCAAGCAAATTATGTATTAGATGCTTACGAAAATTTCATATGGCTTGCATTAACTAAGGGGAAGGAAGCATTTGATTTAAACAAAATTTACAATGTTGGCGAATGTAGATTAAATGCTTATATTAGAGAATTAAATACAAAATATAAGTATCTTAATATTATGAACAAATTAAAAGAATGGAAGTTAGATATTTCTGATTGCAAGAAGTTAATTGAAGAATATCTTGATGAAGAACATATTGCAAAAGAAATTCAATCAAATCCTTATAAAGTCTTAATCTCAACACTTGGTCGTTCTTTTGAATTTGCTGACAGAATGATTATGGAATTAAGAAAAGACTTAAAAGTAAGTGAAATGAGATGTGCTTATTTGATTTTAAGTGTGTTGGAAAGAAATGAGCAAGAGGGCAGTACAAGACTTAATGGAAATGATTTATATTATTATATCATGGAAGAGTATAATGTGCCTGAACTTGAACCTTTAATTGTTCCTACCGCAATAAATAATGATTTATTCTATTATGATGAGAAGTCAAAAGATTTAAGCATTATGTCTACTTATCAAGGCGAATGTAAAGTTGCTGATTTTGTGAAAGACAAGATTACAAATAGCACACAACTTGATATTGATTGGACACAATATACTACTATTGATGATTTTACAATGTCCGAAAAACAAGGAAAAGCACTTGAAATGTTCTGTAAATATAATTTTATGATTCTAGCAGGATATTCCGGTTCCGGTAAAACGACTTCAATTCGTGGAATTATTAAACTAATGGAAAGCAATGGAATGACTTATACTTTATTAGCACCGACTGGGAAGGCTTCACGTAGAATTACAGAGTCCGTTAATCGTCGAGCAAGCACTATTCATAGAAAAGCATTGAGAGATGGTGAAATTTCTACTGACGTTTTAATTGTAGATGAAATGAGTATGACAGATTTACCTACTTTTCTTATGATGTTAAATGTAATTGAGAATCCAAATATCAGAGTTGTTCTTGTTGGCGACCCAGCTCAGTTAATGCCAGTAGGAATTGGTTGTGTATTTAATGATTTAATCAATAGCGGCAAAGTTCCTATGATTACTCTTGATGAAATCTTTAGATATGATACCGATGGTGGCATATTTGTTGCCACAAACGTAAGACAAGGAAAGCAGTTCTTTGATAATGATATAGTAAAAGTACATAACAATGAATATAGTGTATATAACAATTACAAATTTGTTCAAACTGATAATATTTTTGACACTATTGTAGAACAGTACAATAAACTATTATCTAAAGGAGTTAAACCACATGATATACTTTGTTTAAGTCCATTTAACGTAGGAGATGAAGGTTCATATAAAATTAACAATGCAATTCAAGCAGAAGTTAATCCTCCAAAGCCTAATGAAACGCACTTAGATAGAAAAGTCGATAAAGACAAAACCACAATTTCTTTCAGAGTTGGGGATAAATTACTAAATAAGAAAAATGACTACCAAGCATTGCCATATGATTCTTGGAAAGAAATTGAACAATCTGATAATATGTTAAGTTTAGATGACGTTGCTTTAACAAGTGTATTTAATGGTCAAGATGGTATTATTAGAGAACTTGATGATAAGAAACTTGTTGCTCAGTTTGATGAAGAACTGATTGTGTTTGATAAAGTTAAATTACAAAACTTATTATTGGCATATTGTATTAGTGTCCACGCAAGCCAAGGGTCAGAGGCTAAATATGTATTAAATGTAGTCAGTCCTAGCCACAAAAGAATGTTGAATAGAAATCTATTATATGTTGCTGATACACGTTCTAAAATTATGCAAATTGATATTGGTGATATGGCTACATATAATGATGCTTTGTTGATTGATGGCAATGCTGAACGTGATACATGGTTAAAAGAACTGATGACGAGATGTGAAGAAACAAAAGTTCCTATTACTCAAGTAGACTAAGAAGGAGAAGAAGAAAGTGAAGACAGAGAAGTATAATATTATTCAGTGCGTAGGAATCGTTTTATTGACTCTAATTTTCATGATTATGGGCTATACAATAAAGTCTAAGCAAGAACAAATTGAAGCTCTAGAATTGACTAATGCGAGCTTACAAGGGGATATTGAAAGGTCAAGTATTAACTATAATGAACTAAATGATAAATATGTTGACAAATGTTCTGAAATGGAGTATAATCAAAGTGAACGAGAAAATGAAGAGTGTTTGCATTTCTTATATTTAATTGAAAGCATCAAAGACCAAGATAAATATGTATGGTTTCAGTTATATTACAATGCACTGTTCAATATTTATAAACTTAATGATTTGCCAGAAACACCTTATGATGTATTTACAGAGCGTGAAATTACCATGATGCTTAAATGTATTGAAACCGAAGCACATGAAGCAAGTTTTGATTGTAAAGTAAACGTTGCCAATGTAATCTTAAACAGGATTGAATCAGACCAATTTCCAACTGACCCTGTTGAATTGATTACACAAAAGAATCAATTTGCTTATGGTCGTGATAATATTAGTGATTCAACTGTATATGCGTTGTTGTATGCTTACATGGTAGAAGACACTACTAACGGTTGTGTTGCTTTCAGAAGTGATTGCAGTCCTAACGAATGGAATGGTTGGACTAAACAATTTACAGATGAAAGTGGTCATACATTTTATAAATAGAAAGGAGGATATAATTACTAATGACACTAAAGGAGTATTTATTAGAGCAACCATATGAACAAATTGCTCTATTATGGTTTGAAGGAGGGCAGATAAGATGTAAGGAATATGGACTAAATGATTATGATAAAATAGATGAAGAATTATTACAAATGGAATTTATGGAAAGTAATGATGAAGAAGATTGTAAGGAGATATGGATTAGATGAATGTAATTAAACGTGATGGCAAAATTGAACCATTTAATATTGCAAAGATTATCAAGGCTATGGAAAGTGCTTTTGTAGAAGTAGATGGTAAACTAACAGAAGTGTCTTTAGGTAAAGTCCATTCTATTGCATTAGACATTGAAAAAATTGATAAATCTAAGGATTTACAAGTTGAAGAAATTCAAGATATTATTGAAAAGAAACTAATGGCTACAAATAGAAAGGATGTTGCTAAAGCATATATTCTTTACAGAGCAGAAAGAAACAGAATTAGAGATAGAAATAGTGCTTTTAGAAAAGAACTAAATGAAAAATTATCTGCTTCAAGTGTACAAAATCAAAATGCTAATGTTGACGAAAAATCTTTTGGTGGCAGAGTTGGAGAAGCCAGTGATGCTTTATTAAAGAAAATTGCATTGGAAGATTATTTGTCTGAAATGGCAAGAAACAATCATATAAACAACGAGATTTATGTCCATGATTTAAACAGTTATGTAGTAGGCTCACATAATTGCTTATCTATTCCATTTGATGATTTGCTTGCTAATGGATTTAATACAAGACAGACAGATGTTCGTCCTGCTAATTCTATTGGTACGGCATTTCAACTTGTAGCAGTTATTTTCCAGCTACAATCATTACAACAATTTGGTGGCGTTAGTGCAACACATATTGATTGGACTATGATTCCTTATGTAAGAAAAAGTTTTTATAAACATTATAAAGATGGGCTAAAATATATTAATGAATCTTTAAATCCTTTATATAGAGAATTTACAGAAAAAATGAATGATACAACGCCAATTAATGAATATACAGATGTAGCACCTAAAGCTTATCAATATGCTATGGACATGACCACAAAAGAGCTACAACAAGCTGTTGAGGGGATGTATCACAACTTAAACACGCTTCAATCACGAAGTGGTAATCAGTTACCATTTACATCTATTAACTATGGTACTTGCACTTTACCAGAGGGTAGAATGGTAACGAAAGCATTACTTGAAGGTAGTCTTAAAGGTGTTGGAAAATTTCATAAAACAAGTATTTTCCCATGTGGTATTTTCCAATGTATGAAAGGTGTAAATAGGCATGAGGGAGACCCTAATTATGACTTATTTCAACTCGCATTAAAATCAACGGCACAGAGATTATACCCAAACTATGCTAATGTAGATTGGAGTGGAAATGAGGGATATGATAAAAATGACCCTACTACGTACTTTTCTACCATGGGATGTCGTACAGCAAATGGGTATGACGTAAATGGATTTGGACAATTAAAAGACGGGCGAGGTAATATTTGTCCTGTAACGATTATCATGCCTACATTAGCAATGGAAATTAAAGAAAGTATGATTAATAAATATGGGGCAGAAGTTGTTAAAGAAGAAGAGTTTTGTCTTGTGGATAAATTTATTTCATATCTTGATAAAAAAATTTATGAAGCCAAAGATATGTTAATTGAAAGATTTAGTTGGATTTGTTCACAATCGCCCGATTCAGCTAAGTTTATGTATGAAAATAATGTAATGGCTGGATATATTCCAGAAGAAGGAATTATTTCGGCATTGAAACATGGAACTTTAGCAATCGGTCAAATTGGTCTTGCTGAAACTTTACAAATTCTTATTGGCTGTGACCATACTACTGATAGGGGTATGGAATTAGCTAAAAAGATTGAAAAATTATTCAAAGATAGATGTGCAGAGTTTAAAAAAGAAAGGTATCAATATACAGATAGTTTAGGTAATAAACATGAATATGGATTAAATTTCGGTGTATATTTTACTCCTGCTGAGAATCTTTGTTATACATCTATGAAGAAATTCAAAGATAAATATGGTGACATTCCTAATGTATCTGACAAAGAATTTTTCACAAATTCTATGCACGTTCCAGTATGGATTAATATGAGTCCTATTGAAAAGATTGATATTGAATCTCAATTAACTGGTTATAGTAGTGCTGGTTGTATTACTTACGTTGAATTAGATAGCTCCGTTAAGAATAATCTACAAGCACTTGAAACTATTGTAAATTATGCTATGGATAAAGATATTCCATATTTTGCTATCAATGTTCCAAACGATATGTGTAATGATTGTGGTTATACTGATGATATAAATGACACTTGTCCTGAATGTGGAAGTCATAGTATCAGAAGACTTAGAAGAGTGACAGGATATTTAACAGGAGATTATAAGAGTGCATTTAATAAGGGGAAACAACAAGAAGTAGAAATGAGAGTAAAGCATAAATAATACTTGACAATCACCTCCTTATATGGTATAATACATATCATAAAGGAGGTGATTTTATGTTCGATGAAAAAGTAGAAGTAAATAGTCATGGAGTAAACGCTAAAATTAAAGCACATATTTTATCAGAAGAAGAAATGAGAGAAATTGGATTTACTAATCATTATGAACCAAGTTGGTACTTTTGTAGACCTATTAAATTTCCACAAACAAAAAGATATAGAGGTTTCGATATTTCATTTAGCATATCAATTCCTAAAGATGGTTCAGATATTCGCATTGATGTATTAGATGAAGATTTTTGTCAACCTTATGATTATCAATTTATGCTTCACAAAAATCCTACATTTGAACCAGCTTTAATTGTATATGAACAAGTTGAGGAATTGATGGAATATCTGCAATCTAAAGGTGTGTTAAGTGGTCATGTAAAAGGAGAATATATTTGACAAGGTAAAAATTAGAAAATTTCATCACTAAATTAGACCATGATATTAGAGGACTATGTGTATATTATGATTAACAAATATAGGTTGACAAATTAATAATTCTATGGTATAATATGTTCATAGTAAAGGAGATAGTTATGAACATAGAACGTGGATTTAAGTTAGCCAAAAGTGCAAGTGAATTTAGTGATTACAATAAAAAGAATATACATATAGGCTCTGTCATAATGTATAAAAACAAGGTTGTAGGAATAGGATGGAACACTAAAAAAACTCATCCTTGTCAAATGAGATACAATAAGTATAGAGAACACAGTGGAGAAAGAGAGTATATTAGTGAAGAACATGAACCTTGTTTACATGCTGAGATTATGGCTCTACAACATGCTACAAGGTCATTTAAGGGTGATTTAAGCAAGTGCAGTATATTTGTGTATAGCGAAAAAAAAGAAGGCTGTAAAAGACTTACACGGCTTACAAAACCATGTAATGCTTGTTCTAAACGACTTGAAGAACTTGGTATAAGAAATATTTATTATACAACTAATAATGGTTGGCAATATGAAAGGAAATAATATTATGTTAAACAAAGAAAAGTATGCGAAGGAAATTCTTGATATTGTATGTAGTGGTCAAGAGATAGCAAAACAAAATGGTCATTTACGACCTTGTAAAGGGACAGATTGTTCAAATTGTGAATTTAATATAGAACCATATGGTTGCTCGGAACAATTTGCAGAGTGGGCTAATTCAGAATATAAAGAACGTGAAATTGATTGGAATAAAGTGCCTGTTGATACACCTATTTATGTTTGGGATTTTCACGAGAATAAAAATGTCAAAAAACATTTTGCAGGATATGACAAAGAAAACAACATGATAACCGTTTTTGACAATGGAGGGACTTCTTGGAGTAGCACAACAACTACAAAATGGATTCATGCAAAAATTAAGGAAGGAGTTGATTGCAGTGAATGGTATAAAGATTAAGTTAAAATATGAAAATCTAAAAGAATTTATTAAGATTACAACATCATTTGAATCAAATATTGATATGATTAAAGACCATTATGTGATTAATGCAAAGAGTTTGCTAGGCGTTTTAAGTTTAGACTTTACTCAACCTACAGTGGTAGTTATTCATTCGGTAAATGAAGATGAAATTGTTCATTTCTATAATGAAATGAAAAGGTTTGCTATTTAAGAAAGGAGAAACTATATGAAACTATTAAACACAAACGAGACAAAGTGGGATAAAAATATTAGACTTGAACTTACTCTTAGAGAATTACAAATTATTGGAGATTCAATAGGAGCAACCAACCATAATATAAGAAGCGAGATTTGGGATAGGGCTTTTGAAGATTATCCTTGTCCTTATGATTCAGAACAAGGAACTTGCCTATTTAATGATGTAAATTATATTTTAAAAAAACAAGGAGGGGTTATCTTTGAGTAATTTATATGAAATTGATTATCAGCTACAAATGCTAGAAGACTACATGGTAGATGTGGAAACAGGTGAAATTCTTGACGAAGATTCTTTCAACGCTAAGTTTGATGAAATTCAAATGGCTTTAAATGAAAAGATTGAGAACTCAATGTGTTTCTACAAGAACCTACAAGCAGACATTGAAGCATTTAAGACAGAGGAAAAGAATATTGCACAACGTAGAAAAGTTAAGGAAAATTTAGCTGAACGTATTAAAAATCGTATTGACAATTATATCCGTATGAAATATACTAATGAAGATGGTGTTGTTGATACAGATGGTCTTAATAAATTTAAGATGGAAACACCTAGAATGAAACTGTCATATCGTAAGTCTGACTCTGTTGATGTATATGATATTGATTCATTGCCTAAAGAATATATCAAGGAAAAGGTTGAAGTATCAGCAGATAAAACCGCATTAAAGAAAGACATTAAAAGTGGTAAGGAAATCAATGGTGCTAAAATTGTAACTAATTTGAATATGCAAGTGAAGTAAAGGAGACAGTGTGGTTTTAATCATTATGTTAATCATTATTACATTGTCATTATTAGCTATAATCTGTGCATTTCTAGTACCTACTATATTTTCTATAGTATTGTGTATTATCACTGCATTATTATGGTTTATCAATGGCATTTTGGAAGTAAGATCTTATCATAGGAGGAAAAATAATGTTATTTAGAACAATCGCACAATTTGAAAAGGTATCATACGAACAATTTTTTAACGACTTTGTTAAGACATTTAATCTACAAACAACAAGAAAGCTTGAAGATGGAACTATTGAAACAGTTGACCTAGATTCATTTATCAGACCATTTTATGATTCAATCAAACTACCTCAACGTGCTACAAGTGGTAGTGCAGGGTATGATTTCTATACACCTATTGATTTGAATATCGTGCCTAATACAACAGTTAAGATTCCTACAGGTATTAGATGTAAGATGAAGAAGAATTATGTATTGCAAATCTATCCTAGAAGCAGTCTTGGTTTTAAGTATCGCTGTCAATTAAATAATACTGTTGGAATTGTTGATGAAGATTATTTCTATTCTGACAATGAAGGACATATTTTTATTAAAATAACCAATAGTACACTTGATGATAAAACTATCAGTCTAAAACGAGGTGATGCTTTTGCACAAGGTATTTTCACTAAATATTATCTTGCAAAGGAAGGGAAAATTACAGCAAAAAGGAATGGAGGATTCGGTTCAACAAATGGAAAATAAACCTATTACAGAAGAAGAGTACAGAGAATTTGTTAAATTTGTAGATGACTACAATCGAAAACTTCAACAAAAGATTGATAAATGGCACTCTAGTTTTATTTATAAATTATATTCTATGCTTCTTAAAATACTAAAAAAGTAAAAAAATGGGGAGAAGTCAATTAAGACCTCTCCCCATAATACTATCCTAAGTATTCCTTTGGAATCTTTTGTATACTTGTTACAATCCCTTTATTTAACTCATCTTCATTAGGATTTAACAAATATCCATAATCTTCAAGTTGTTTCTTTAATGTCAAAGCACCGCTTTCATTTGCATAATATCCAACAACGACAGTGTAATAATAATCCTTATCTTCAACTTGTGGCTTGTCAACACCCTCAGAGCCAGTAAGACCTAATAAGATAGCTTTAACCATCTTTTTACAATCGTACAGTTCAAAATCATCGGGGTCATCTACAAAGCAACATTCGATCAACATAGCAGGAGCTTTTGTATTCTTTAATACATATAAACCGTTGCTATACTTGACACCACGATTAGTAAATCCTAAATTAGCTACAGCACTACAAATAGCCTTTGCAGTTGTTTCAGTTTCAGTCCCTCTGCTATTAGGATGAATCCATACTTCTACACCCTTGATTACACCATCTTTTTCAGTTTCTTTGCTAATGGCATTAAAGTGAATAGAAATATCTAAATCAACCTCATGTGAATTACACTTAGCAACAATTTTTTGTAGAATATCCTTTTGACTTGTTCCATCATTGCAAGTGCAGTCATAAGCAATATGCCCCATATCTGTCAACGCTGTAATAAGACCATTACATACATTCCTGTTTTCTGTAGACTCATCTAAATATCCGATAGAACCACAAGCAACCATACCGCTAGGATTATGACCAGCGTGAACATTAAACTTTCTTTTAACGGATGGAGTTGTAGGTTCAATTACCTCTTCATCCTTCTTTTCTTCTGCAATAACATCATATTGAGCAAGATTATATTTTTCAATACAATCAATCAATGTTTGCGTATAAGTCGGACTTGTTGCATATCCATCTTGTTTAATTAGTTTACAATATTCCTTATAATCTCGTACCCCTACAAGATTGCTATAACGCTTATTTTTCAATAGAAATTGGTTGTGGTCAATAATAGACTCATCCCAATTGTTGTAAGCTCTAAATGCGGCTACAACAGTCACATATTGACCATTTTTATACTCCTTTGTATTGATAGAATATGTCTTTCCTGTCCACTTAGAATTAGCCTTAATACCAAACAAAGCGTTTGCTTGAGTTGCCAATGTGCTAGTGCCATATCTACTCTCAATAATTGCTTGAGCCAATGTAGGACTAGGTAATAGATTATTTCTATTACAATCTAAGACGGTATTATCAACAATCTTATCAAGAAATTCTTTAACTGTCATATTACCGCCTCCTATCTATCCATATATTCTTCTTCAATTTTGGTTTTAATACCATCTTCAACTTTTTTTACTTCATCTTTCTTTAGTCCAAAAATATCAATTAGGTGTTGACCTGTTTTAGCAACATAAATACCAATAGCGGTAATAATCATAGTCTTAGGTTGCATACCTAAAACATCAATTAAGCTAGGGATTTGATCTAAAATATAAGCTAATGATAAGAACATAAAGGCAATCATTAAAGCCTTTGCAATACCATTAACTAATTTTTTCCAATCGAACTTAAAATCCTTAATATTTACATTAACATACATTCCACCTAAGGTGTTACTAATAACAGCCAATCCTAATAATCCTAATAATTGAATTGCTTCTTGCATAATATGTACTCCTTTCTACTTTACACGATACATTTCTTTTACTATTCGTATCAATGTATTTAAAGACAAACCATTTGCTCTCATATCTGTAATAATCTTTCTTAAATCTTCTATCATATGTCCTTCCTTTCTTTGAAACGTAAAAAGACCTTTCCGAATATCTTATAATAAGGACAAGGGTCAATCTTCATTATATAATAATCATATCCATCACAATAAAATATTCCAAATAAGCCGACTAAAGCCATCCACACAAGACAGAATATAATATTACATTGTCCAAAGAAAAATGTTCCCCAAGGCATATTAGAATAATCCCATACATTTAATCCTAGCCATACATTTACAATTAAACCACAACAACCCTCCGCTATTGTGCAAAGGGTTGTTACAATTAGCACTTGTATAAGATAGTCACATTCAAATGACAGTATATCGTTCACACCATCTATTACTAATATACCTAAAAATCCAGCAAGTAAGAACATAGACCAATGACTATATCCTCGGAAGAAACATTCTAGCATATAATAAGTAAAGCCTACAGATATGAATAAGCCTAATTTACCTAATATATACTTCATATCATTTTCCTATTTTATGTTTGTGTATTGGTGTCAAAATTGCTTTTTCAAAATCCCAGCCTAATTTATCAATTCTATCTCTTAATTGTTCCCACGTGAACCCATACTCTGTAGCCCATTGGGAAAGAGTTTTCGTTTCACTATTATATGTGATAAATCTATTATTTGTTCTATTTCTTTGTTGGTCTTGTATGGTAATCCATCTACAATTACTTGGTTCATAATTCCCAAAAGAATTTATTCTGTCGATCGTTAACGAATCGTCATAGCCATTATTTATAGCCCAATTATAAAACGCTTCAAAATCATTTTTCCATTCATCACATATAATTATATTTCTTTCTCCATAAAATCTATAAATCTTACTGTTAGGATTATAACACCTATCTTTCATATGACTCCATATTGTATAAAGTCTAGTATTTCTCTTATTATGAGTTGTTGAATCAGCTCTTGCTTTTTCAATTTTATAACAACCGCAAGAAGAAGTTTTTCCACTATTTAGCATTGTCACAGTTGTAGTTTTTGTATTTCCACAATCACATTGGCACAACCAAATTTTTCTACCATTTTTTGTTTCACCAGTCGGCTTAATGGCAACAAGTTTCCCATACCGTCTTCCGCTAATGTCCTTACCATAACTCATATTATTTCTCCATAGACTTTAACAAATCTTTTAATACTTCACTTTGATACTCTTCTGGAATGATGATATTATACTCAATAGCTTCTACTTCTTCTTTAGTTTGCAAACTATTAATATAAATTCTTAAATCTCTAAACCATGTTACTTGTAGAGTCACAAAAAAAGTAGCTGTATCTGTAATAATTTTCATATCAGCATTAGAATAATACTTGCAATGTTCGTCATGGTCACTTGTGTGCCAAGGTATTTGCTCAATTCCGGCTTGAACTTGACCAGCTAAACCAAGTAATGATGTTTGGTCATGCCCTGTAAGAGTGAAATGTTCAACTGTTCCATCTGTTAAAGTTGCATTAAATCCATTCTCAATAGTCTGTTGTTGAATTTGATTCATTTCATCAACTTTACGAGCCTTTACAGATTCTAATGGTTCAACATAAGTAAATTCTGCTGTAAATGTTCGGTTTTCTGTAATATCTCCACTTGCAGGGATTGCAGGATTCCAACCATCAAACAAATAATTCTCTTCTGTTGTAATTGTAGGGATAACTAAATCCTCATATTTTGCAACCTTTTGTGTTAAAGCCCCTTCAGCAGTTCCACCACCATTAACATTAAATGTTGTAGTGTAAATAGGCTTTTTCCACTTATGGTTATCATTCGTATATTTATATACTTTATCTCCTAAATTTGGCTCACCATAATCATATTTGAATTTTCTATAATCACCAAACATAATATCACTATCTGTAAACCATTGTAAACCACTTAGATTTTGATTGCAACCAGTAACCTCAATGGTGTGTTCATCAATAACTCTAACAACACCATCTAAGTGTTCATCACTATTCAAAAATTTTATATATGACATATAAAACTCCTTTCTTTTAACATAACAATTTATATATGCGCCGAACGTCTTCTTCACAAATAGTAAGATAATATAGTTCGGCTGTTTCAACTTTCTCCATGTGTACTTTACATTATTCCACCAAAGAAGAATAGTATAAAAATTTTGCAAGTTTTATTAAGAAGATTCATTGCAAAGACTCATCTGTGTTATTAAAATGTTCCTATTTTACTGCATAGTAGACCTTTACCGCCAAAGAGTTTAGCCCATTTACGGAAGACATAACAAGCTCGGAATTGTTATGGCGCACATAGCTAATTCCAATACCAGCGTGTACTTGCTCGGTTCCTCCATTGTACACTTCAATAAAAAAGTCTTTTCCGTGTACCATAGCCCCGAAATCAGGAATTTCAGATACTTTTGTGAAGTGATACCCGTGATGCCATTGCCCAAATTCGCCCGCTTTCCACGAAACTAAACCACAGTCTAATGCTTCAAAATCTGGATTACCCAATTTTTTTCGCACTGAATCAGCACCTGTGATATAGAAATCATTTCCTTCCTGCTCAAATGAGCAACCACCAAAATTACTGTTTGCCTCTTTTAATGCCAAAGCACCAGCAATCGTATTTTGTTGTGTAGCCGCATCAACTTCTGCTAAACTATTTAAGATATTACCTGTTACTGCTTTATTCTGAACGGCATTAGTAGAAGTCTTAGAAAGAGAAGCGTCAACTGTAACTGCTCCACCCATCTCTAGTCTATCTGTACCATTGTCTAAATACATTTTCCCATTACCACTTGTATCAAAAAGTATTTGTCCGTCTGTTACTGGTGTGCTAGTAATTGTAGCACTATCACCACGTTTAAACAATACTGATTCATTTGCCATAATTAAAATCTCCTTTATTCTTCATCATAGTATGGATAATAACGAGCCATTGTAATTGATTGTGTACTCCCTAATCCACTTCCTATATTTATTGATTTAATCATATATAATTCTTTTTCTTCAATACCATATTTATTAGGCAATGTAATTTCAACTAACCAATTTACATCAAGCCAATAAATAGGTACACAATTTAATGTTACGCTGTCTTGTAAGCGGCAAAGCCTATATAATTCCCATTTCGCTCTTTCCATAGCCAAGTCACTTGTGTAGATATTATCATAATCTCCACCTTGTAACACTTGCCGAATCTCCCCAACAGACCCACCAACATAATATGGACTATCAGGATTTTCTTCTTTAATTTGAGCGTATGGAGTTACCTCACCCATAAATTGAAAATATTTCTCTTGGTCATATTCACTTGCTTCAAAATATTTCAATGTATAAGTTGTATCATTCCTTAACTTGACAGTGTTTTTAATCTCTAACTTCTTTAAATTGTTAATTCTGAAATAAGGTAAGTATACATTCTCACACCCTGTCTTTGGAGTCCTAAATGTATATGTCATACCATCTGTTAATTGCGATATACTTGTATCATTGATAATATAAACATCATCACTGATAACGGCAACAACAGGATTCTCTACCTGTTGAACATTTGTAAATTCCCAATGGTCAGTACCGAACACAAACTTTACCACATAGTAAGTATCTTTGTCTTTAAATGTCGGTACAATACCCTTTTCAGTTCTAATAGGATAAGTTTCAGTTGTTGTTTCTGTTGTAACCTCGCCTGTAGAACTATTTACCTTAGTCTTAGTTGTTGTCACTGATAATTTCTTGGTCTGTCCTAAGTCAACATTTGTATTAAACCCTATCTTTGTATTCTTCCTTAACTTCTTAACCCCAGCTATAGAGATTTTATATGTATCCCCATCAATAGTTGCTTGACCACCATAATTCTTAATGTCATGTGTCTTGCCAAACACCTCAATGGAGTTCTTTAACGTTTCAAAGCTGGTTGCTTTTTGATAGTTGACCACATTCACATTCCATATATCATCATCGACCATTACTTGTTCATTCTTGCCACTAGGAATTTTATTGTAATGGAATACTCCGTCTACATCAAAATACATCTGATAATTCGGTAGTATATCCCTTAATTTTGTCAATATCTGATAAATTGTTCCACCTACATCAATTTTAATATCATTAGGCGTATCAATTTCACATTCGTCAACGACATATTTTGTAAACCCAGCTATTTCAAGACAAGCTATAATTGCAACACGAACATTTGAACCTTGAGGTACTAAGTATGGTATTCCTTGCAAGTTGCCATTTCTTAAACCTGTCATTCTAGCCATTAAGTCAACACCTTGAATTGTTAAAGTGTTATCTGTTGCAGAATATACACGTTGGGGATTATTTATTAAATAAATCCCCATATTAGTATATTCTATCTTATTTGTTCTCATATCTTTTTGACCGACAAATACTTGAACATATTTATCAAGCCAAATTTTGTTTCCTTGCCTAATGTCGAAAGAACTATCTCTAGGAGTAAATACTATACTACAAGTTCTACGAATATCTGAATTTGCATCAATAGTAAAACTTGGTGTTTCAATCGTATCACCTGTTAATTCACCAACATTTTGAAATTGATAATTAAGCAAATTTATCTTAAAATATTTAACCCGTAGCCTTTGTTTAGCCAAATTATATTCTGCTTGTGTAGGCATATTTTCTCCTTTCTATTGTTCTAAGTCTACTAGACCATTTGCGTATAAATCGTATTGATTGTCATATTCACCTTGCTCAACCCAAGTAGCAGTTACATAAGCAATACCATTGCCATATAGATTAGCGTATGCCACTTGTGGACTACCTGTGAATCGCACTAGACGAATATTTCCATTCCAATCCTTTATAATCTTAGCAGTTGTATTATTCAAGAACTCGCATAAATCATTTGTTTCTCTTACAACATCTGCTCTATCTATTCTCTTTGTTTTGTCAAAATTATATCCTAATACTGTTAATGTAATTGAACCACTCCAATAATCAAGTTCACTATTCTTCTCTATGATAGCATACTTGCCCTTTAAAGGCGTGTATGTAGCCATAGGAGCGTTCTTAGTATCACCATTGTATATTATGTTACCTCTAAAACTAAATGCTGTATTTGCGTCTGCTATGGTTACATTAGTAAACTTTGTCTTAATACCATTGATAGCATAGTCACCTTCAACGTCACCATCTAATACAGGGACAATAGCATATTCAGCATCATAATCTGTAGGCACAAAATAATCTTGCATTAAGATAGATTCTAAGTCCTCGGCAGAAGTAATTTCATACTGCTTTAATGTTACCCACTTAAACGTTCCTTTCTTTCTACGCTTGATACGGACATATCTTAATTGGGACAACAATACATTCGCATTACTACCACTTATATTACCATCAAAATCACATTGTATAAACGTATCATAATCATAAGGGTTTTGATTTGTGTTGAAATTCCTTGATACATTTCCAGTAATATCCATAAAGTCATATATGCCATTCCATAACATCAAGTCAAACAATGGGAATATACTAGACATATCATCAGCTTTTGCAACAAATTCTTCGCCCATTGCATAATCTTCATCAACATACCATTTATCGGTAAGACGTTCAAACTCAATATCCTTTACATCCCAAGCCAAAGTATCAGTGCCACGACTTAATACTTCAAGCCTTACATCATAATAATCTCCGTTCTTTCTAAACCATACCATATACTTTGACTTTTGATTTAACATATCAACAGCATTGGATTCTTGATGAACTTTTCTTACACCATTGACATATCCATCAACTACAATCTTGTCCTTTACTTCTGTTTCAGTGTAAGGAATTTCTCTAACTAGGCTAAGTATAAACCCATTTTGCCTAGTTCCAATTAAAGCAAACTCACCAAGCCGACCAGCTTTCATAAATGCAGTAAATGTGAAATTTTGCTTAATACGAAATCCTTTAGACCACTTTACCCAATTACCATATTGATGAACGTCTAAAGCACTAGGTGTAACCCATAGACTTATTTCTTGACCTTCTCCATAAGTGAATGGTATATCCCAATGCACATAATCTTGTGGATTTGAAGCCGCTAATGAATCAAAATATGTAGGTGGATCAAATTCTGGTGGAACTTCACCATCAGCAACATTTATATTACTTTTGATATTTACATATCCTTTTTCACAATTATTCTCTAGGTCTAATAGATTAAATAATTGAGGGTGATAGTATCTTACATTAAACGCATATTTACCCGTAGAAACAGTCATACCATTTACTGTTGTAGCAATAGCTTCTACTTCATAATTTGCGGTATTGTCGAATCCGCCAAATGTATGTGAAAAGTAAATAGGTATTTGAACACGACCATAATAAAAATCACTTTCATCAACGGTTTGCCCTAAACTATCATATAGATAAAACTTGACGTAATTAAGTAGTTCACCCTCTGTTTGATTGTAAGCTACATTAAATGTATAACTACTATTTTCAACTAAATTGTTCAATGGCAAATTTGTGAAACCGAACGTAGGTTCACTGTAACAATAGAACTGAATCACATTACTGTCATCACTCATATTATCATCTGCATCGAATGTATTGAAATAGAAGTTATAATAATTATCGTTCTTTAAAGTACCACTAGGCACAGTTTGTTCAAACCGATAAGATGTTACTTTATTTTGATAGACCACACTATTATCGGATTGTAGTCTAATTGTAATCCTATTGGCAACAACTTGGCTACCGCCACTAGAGGTAAAACTAAATGTCTTATCTTGTGTTGCGTCAAATGCTGATATGCTTTGTGCAATAGGTTTAACTAATGCCATTTAATTTTCCTCCTTTATTAACTCCATGTAGGTTGTGAGCTTGGTAATGTTATAGTCTTTAATGTTGCTCCACTCTTTGATTTTAATATTAATTTACTACCATTAATTTCTATGGTGCTTGCATAAGAAGTTGTTATAGTATTACCATTTGCATCTGCTGTTGCTTTAACCGCTGTTCCATCTGTTGAAAGTTTATTATTTAAAGCATGATGGATAACTTTGTTTTGAACTGGATTTGTAGATGTACTATCTAATGTAGAATCTACAGTAGTCTTATTAGCCCCTTCGGCGATGCCATTAAGCTTCGTCACCATAGTAGCAGTCATCAAGCCATGAGCAGAAGTTGTAGCATCTTTATAAGTTGTATTATCATCATTTCTCCACGCAGGGTTGCCATTAGCATCAGTTTTCCAAACTTTATTTGCTTGACCAGATCCTTTAGCAACATATCCCTCAGATGATGAACTATTAGCTTTCCAAGTGTTTGTATCGGTATATATGTCCTGTGTCCAATTGCTCCAAGTGCCATTATGGCACGTTCGTCTATAAGTGTTTGAGTTAGTCGAATTTGTTAAAATCTGTGTATAATATGACCCACTTGCGTTATGAACAACAATAAGCCCTATAGCATCTACGCCAGATGGTTTATTAGATATTGAATTTCCACCACCACAACTATAAAATCCGGGTGTTGTAATACTATTTAGATTAGAGTCTGGTGCCAATACAACACTTTGCGCTTTATTATTTAATTTATTGCTTATTGCTGATTGTGTCATAGTACCATCAATTGCAGTACCAGTATCAGTATAAAGTTTTGTCAAACCAGCAGTAGTCGCAGTACCAGTTGCAGTAGTAGTTGCATTGTCACCTTTTGCACCTTTAATACTTCCTACATACACCCATTTAGCATTAGCCGCATTTCCAGCAACAG